AGCTTATGATTTTGTTTCACAAGAGGTCAGAGCTGCGGAGGATCCAGAATTTGAAACGTTCTATACGAAAAACATCCTCCTCAATGAAGGACTCCGTGCCTGGATGGCTCCAGTAGACCAACCACACGAGAACTTTGTGTTCCCCGAAGAAGTTCTTCCTAGAGGTAATGCTCTCTAAATAGAACTGAATATCGTCGGCGCACCATAGGTGTTGGCAAAATCCAACTAACCTGCTATACTAGGGGGGCATATATGCCCTCCTTTTTTAATGGAAGATTCAATCATCATCTATACTATGAGTAACTGCAAGTATTGCAGTCTTGCAAAACAGCTTATGGATCGTGCTGGATTTTCATACATAGAGATGAAACTAGATCGAGATGTAACACGGGAACAGATCAAAGAAATCTTTTCTAGAGATTCGATTACATTCCCTCAAGTTATTTTTAAAGGTGAACATCTTGGCGGTTTAGTTGAGACTGCAAAACATTTCCAAAAGGAGGGATTTGTATGAAATCCAAGATAAATAGGGGCATAGAGTTGATGTTAAGGAGGGCAAAAAAACCTCAGGAACCCGAGCAAAAGCGAAAGGGGTTCGCTTTCAACCCCTCATTTAAACTCTTCCGCAAAAGATACTATCTGACACTTAGTCTGGAGTGGGAGGAATCAACTAAGGAGTAATAAAAGATGCCAGTAGCAATTACACTATTCTTCAGTGCAGTATCTTGTGTAATGTTTTTCATCTTAGGAGGTATCATTGGTTGGGTAGGCAATGATGTTGTTTATTCGATGACTGGTATGGACGGTGAAGAACCATTCGATCATCCTGAAATGTATGACTCTAAAGGCAGAGCATATACTGGCGAACTTCTAAGTCTTACATTTGAAGACTACGAAGAAGAAGACTACGACTCATAAATACTAGAAAATCAGATTCATTATGGCTGAATTATTAATTTCTGAAGTGCTCCAAAAAGTGAGCAATGCTAAAACTAAAGAACAGAAGATCAAGATCCTTCGTGATAACAATTCCGAAGCCCTAAGGAAGATTCTTATCATCAACTTCGATCCTAGCATCGTGTCGAATCTTCCTGAAGGTGATGTGCCTTTCAAACCAAACGAAGCTCCTGCTGGCACAGAGCATACCCGTCTCAGCACCGAGCATAAGATCCTCCACTACTTCGTGAAGGGTGGTGGCGATAGTGTGCCTGCTCTGAAGCGTGAGACGATGTTTATGGGTCTCCTGGAGGGGTTACACGAGTCGGAAGCAGAGGTCGTCTGCCTCGCTAAAGACAAGAACCTTAAGAAGAAATACAGGATCACCGAGAATGTCGTTAGAGAGGCATTCCCTAAGGTCCAGTGGGGAAACCGTCGCTAATTGTATCGTAATATACAGTTGTCGTCGCCTACATAATATGGTATAATAACCATACGTTCATCCTCCTCCCAGAGGAGGACGCAAGTAAGTCGCGGAACGGAGCGTTCATCCTATGTTATCACTCGCTTTAATCTTTTTTAGTCACGTCCCACCTGAGGATTTCCTCAGATGTGAAGACTATGAATGGTTGAGGCAAGGTCTTGAGGAAACTCAATTGTTCACCAGAGCAGAGAAGTTTGATCTTCTTGTGCATTGGATGAATCATACAGATCCTCATTGTTTTGATAGCAAGGACGCACACGACTGAAGGAACGGGAATTAACATTCTCATTTCTTTAGGAGTAATCCAATGAACACACTTCAACTTATTCGCAATCAGATCAAGAAAGCAGCTGCTCTGCACGATGCACAAATTCTCCACACTTCTTACCGTGGAGTCAAGTACGAGTGCAAGCAGGGAGTCGATGAAGTTCACGGCACCTTCTGCTATCGCGGTCACACTTACAATAAGTGAATCTAAGGAGGGTTGACACCCTCCTTTTTTTGTGCTACTATATACTTAAACGCAGAGCTCTGATGGAACCTAATAGGGAACGCCTAAAGTTAATCCTTAAGAATCTTAAGTCGTTAGTTGATGCCTTAGAGTCAGAAATTTATTCCGATCCAGACAGGTACAAATCTTCGATTGATACTCGTGGTACGCCAAGTTACTTAGACTGTGCTTACGAAGAAGTATTCAAAAACGCTTTAACTTATAGTGATGTCTCAGATGATGACGGGTATGCAGACTGATTGGCGGTATTCTGGCGAAAAGATGAAACTACGAGAGGAGTGCCTAAAAATTCTCCTTGGTAAATTTGGATCCGTATTGAATGAAGACGGATCTCCTGCACATTCTTCGCAATCAATCTATGAATGCGCCCACGACTGGATTAGTCAGGGACATATGATTAGCAGCGGAATCGTTTCTTACTACAAAGCTTATTATAATGACAAGACTTAAAGATCAAATTCGTTTGGCAAAAGCAGCACTTAAACTTGCCGAGACTAGACCAGAACTTTATACCTTAGAAGAACTTAGGTATATGGAAATGCAACTCAAGGTTGCGAAAAGAAATCTAGAACAAAAAAAATTACGAAAGAAGCAACAGCAAGGTTTTGGGTATGAAGATTGACAATGAATTTCGTACAGTAGATAGAGCTCTTGTTGAAGATATCTTTCCTACTGCTATTGCTTATTATAAATTTCCAGAAGATAAACAAGAAGAACTAAAGAACGCAGTTCGTAGGGCAGTTAAAAAACCGAGACCAGGAGAAAACAATTACCACGATAATTTGTTTCACTTCTATCAGCACGCTGGCGAACATCTTCTAGAAGATAATAAAGAGGAAAGTGTCTTCGCAGAATTTGAGTTGTTTCTAAAATCAGCTTATAAAGATTATGTGATGGGTATCTATGGGTGGAACACAAACCCCACTCCTTTTATTACAGATTGCTGGGTTAATATTACCAAGAGAGGTGGTAAGCAAGTTATTCATTCTCACGCCAATGCTTTTGTTTCTGGAACATACTATGTGAGTATGCCCGAAGGTGCTTCTCCATTGATCTTAACTAACCCTAATCTTTCTGCCAATCGTCCTTACATCGGATTCGATCAGTCTGATGATACAGTATACAATCGTTCAGCTCACGTTGCAAATTGTGTTGACGGTTTTTTAGTTCTTTGGCCTAGTAATCTTGCCCACTATACAGAAGAGACGAAGTGTGATGAACCGAGAGTTTCTATCTCGATGAATTTTTCACCATCTGTTTTTACTGCTGGAGCATATAATTATCGTATTGAGCGTGATAAATGAGAGAACAAATTTGCCCTATGTTCTCCACCCCACTTGGAGTTTATAGGTGGGATGAGGACAAGACTAATGAATTAAAAGATCTGACTCGTACTTTACTTGCGGAAAGATCGAAAGAAAATGACATCGATGGTTCTCCTGTTTCGTCAGATCTTTTTCATTTCTGGAATACATCTGGTAGGAGTTTTCTCTATGAAGATCATCCTCTTATCAGAGAGTTTGAAAAGTTCTTGTCAGAATCTTACATTGATTTTACCCAGAATGTTTATGAATGGGATATGACAACAGAGCATCACATCACAGAATGCTGGGTTAATGTGACTAAGAAAGGTGGGTGGCAATACAAACATAGCCATTCAAATAGCTTTGTTTCTGGCACTTTTTATCTCAACTACCCGCCAGGTTGTACTGGGTTAACGTTTACTCATTTTTCGAAAGAGAAAACTGCACCCTATCTTTCTCCTAATCCTAAGAGACCTAACAAGTACAACTCAGAAACCTTGACTATGAGACCTGATGAAGGTATACTGTTCTTATGGAGTAGTAACCTTACTCACGAGACAGAAATCCTTACTGAAGATGTCAGGAGAGTTTCTATTTCAATGAACTTTGTACCCACAGTAATTGATACTGGGGTTTATCGCCTACGTTTATCTCAATGAATACCGCACGATTAATCTCTGTCACTCCTGATGCTGAAAAGACTATGGCATATGTTGCCAGGGTCAGCAATCCTAACAACCAAGAGAATCCTAACTATGCCAAACTCCTGGGTTACTGTATCAAGCACAACCACTGGTCTGTGTTTGAACAGTCTTTTATGACTCTTGAGTTGGAGACCACCAGGGGTATCGCAGCTCAAGTGCTGCGTCACCGTTCGTTCACATATCAAGAGTTTTCTCAGCGGTATGCTGACAGTTCTATGTTGGGAGATAGCGTACCTCTGTTTGATCTTCGTCGTCAGGATGATAAGAACAGGCAGAACTCTATCGATGATATTGATGATTTCACTAAGCAGCAGTTTGAGATCTTAATTCAGAAACATTTTGCTGAAGCTATGGATCTTTATAAGCAGATGCTTTCTAAGGGAATCGCAAAGGAGTGTGCTCGTTTTGTCTTGCCACTGGCAACGCCCACCAAAATCTATATGTCGGGCTCGTGCCGTTCTTGGATCCACTATATAAATTTGAGAACCGCTAATGGTACTCAGAAAGAACATATGGATCTTGCTAATTCTTGTAAGCAGATCTTTGTTGAACAATTTCCCACAGTTGCTGAAGCTTTAGAATGGACTTCCTGAACGACATTAAAGTATACGATAATGTTTTAGATACACAGTCTAGCAAGCAGGTGTTTGAATTCCTTAGTAGGAATTTTTACACCCTTGCTCGTACTAATGATTCTGCGACATTAGAGCGTAGCAAAAATTTCCTCCGAGAAGAAAGAACGCAAGAAGAATTAGATACTTTTAAATCTAATTTTCTTGAACAGCAACTCCGCGACTCTTCTATTCGGGAGAAAGATTTGAAAGCAGATAAACTTTACTGGACACGTATCCATAAAGGTGCTCCTGAATGTACTGCAGAAGATGAAGAACTCTGTGTTGCATTGTATGATGCCTTGAAAGTCGTGTGTGATCTTCCTCCTTATCAAGTTCTTGGTAATGTCTATACTAATATGCTGCGGTGTATGGATAGACCCACAGCACACATTGACAATATCGATCCTAAGAATAGAACAATTATGTTCTACACCAATAATGAATGGTATCGTGACTGGGGTGGAGAAACTATTTTCTATGACCTTGACGACAACATCATTAAAGCTGTGCAACCTAAACCTGGCAGGGTAGTTTCTTTTGATGGACGGATACCACACTCTGCACGTCCTCCTGTAACTTCTGCTTACACTCCTAGATACATTACAGTGATGAAGTTCTGATGCCTTTATACGAATTTAGTGATAAGAATACGGGAGAATCTGTAGGCGAATTGTTCCTCAGTTTTGATGGGTTGGAAGATTTTCTGGAGATGAATCCAAACCTTTGCGTTAAACCAGGAAAACTTAGGTATTTGGCTGATAAGTCTGATGAATCATTCCCTAGTTATCCTGATATGAATACTCATACTAAAGCGAAGGAGGAGAGGGGTGCTACTTTCAAACCAGCTGATCCTGCATCTTGGAATGACACTAAAGACCCTACCGAAAACTACACCAAGTATAAAGTAACTGATCGTCGTAAAAATAAGATCAGTCACTTTGAGGAAGATATTAAAAAGTATGGTAAAATTGTTAGTGCTCCTAGAATGCTAGGGGAAGGTAGTAAAACTGATTTCCACGTTGACAAAATCGACTGTAGCGATCCTATCACTTATGAGGAAGAGAGACAGCAACAAGAACAACAGGAAAGAGAAGACGCATCGCTTAAACAAAAGCGATACGAGCACGAACGAGGAATGCGTGGCACAAGCTCTAAGAATGCTATCAACTTAACTGATTCGCAGGCTCTTAATCCTTGGGAAAAAGGTTATGCTGAACAAAATCAAGACAACTACACAGATTTAAAATAAATAGTTATGCCGATTTATCCAGTAGTCAATCGTCACACAGGTGAAAAACAAGAACTAAACCTTTCTCTATCTTCTTACGAACAGTGGAGAAAGGACAATCCAGATTGGGATAAGGACTGGTCCGCTGGGGTAGCAGGGTTAGGAGAGGTTGGTGACTGGAGAAATAAAACTGATGGAGGATGGAATGAAGTTCTCCATAAAGTTTCTCAAGTCCCTGGATCAAACGTCAAACCCTACAAATAACCAATACACCTATGCCAAGGAAGAAGTCGCCAACAACTCTTTCTACTAAGCAGATGAAGAGATCTAAACCGATCAACACATCTCTTATGAGGAACATTGAACCTCTAACAGAGAATCAAGAACTCCTCTGGGATGAATACGCAAAAGGACAGAACCTAGTTGCCTATGGTGCAGCAGGTACAGGTAAAACATTCTGTCTGCTGTACAATGCATTGAAGGAAGTTCTCTCTGAGGACTCTCCGTACGAAAAAGTTTATCTTGTGCGTTCTCTGGTTGCCACTAGAGAGATTGGATTCCTTCCTGGCACACACGACGACAAGAGCTTCCTTTACCAGATTCCTTATAAGAATATGGTGAAGCATATGTTCTCGATGTATACTGATAAGGAGTTCGAAACCCTCTATGACGACCTCCAGCGTCAAGAAACTATCAGCTTTTGGTCTACTTCTTTTCTTAGGGGTACGACTCTTGATAATGCTATTGTGATTGTGGACGAGTTCCAGAACTTGAATTTTCACGAGCTTGATAGTATAATTACTAGGGTTGGTGAGAATAGTAAGATCCACTTTGCTGGTGATGCTACTCAGACTGACTTACAGAAAGTGACCGAGCGCACTGGCATTCTAGATTTTATGCAAATCCTTGAGGGTATGCCCGAGATGTCGAAGATTGAATTCAGCATCGAGGATATTGTGAGATCTGGTCTTGTTAGATCGTATCTGGTCAGCAAGATCAATCAAGGTTACAATGAAAAAGTTTGACCACTCCCAATTATTAGAATCAGTTACACTAAAGCGTGGTCTCATTGAGGGGCGGCGGTTGTACTCCGTAGGGGACAACCACTACCCCTCTGTTACTACTGTTCTTTCTAATCGTAAGCAGAAGAAAGAAGCGATCAATCGCTGGCGTAAGCGTGTCGGTGAAGCTGAAGCAAACCGTACTTCTACTCGTGCAGCAACTCGCGGTACCAATTTTCACGGAATCGCAGAGGACTATATTATGAACAGGTTGAACCTGGATGATCACAAGCACAATCCTCTGCCTGTCCAGATGTTTCGCACTTCTAAAAGTGTTATAGATAGAATAGATCGACCTCGCCTTGTCGAGTCGATGCTCTGGTCAGACAAGTTAAAGATTGCTGGTCAAGTAGACCTTATCGCAGAGTTTGATGGTGCTCTGTCTGTGATTGATTTCAAGACATCTAAGTCGCCAAAGAAGCAATACATTGTTGAAGACTATTTCACTCAGATGTGTGCTTATGGGTATATGTTCTATGAACATTACAAATTAGAGGTAGAACAATTTGTCGCCATTGTTGCTTGCGAGGATGGTGAATGTCAGGTTGTAAAAACTTCTTTGAAAGAACCCCACTTTCTTAAGCTACTTGAGGCAATCAAAGAATACGAGAATGCAAATGCCTCAACAACCCGATGAAATAGAAAACAAATTTATGACTGCTACAAAATTTGCTGGTGAAATTGAAAAACTAGTCGTGGACAATCACGATATGAATTACATTGATGCTGTAGTTCATTTTTGTGAGTTAAATAGTATCGAACTAGAGGGTGTGGGTAAACTTATTTCCAAACCTCTAAAAGAAAAACTGAAGTATGATGCTCAGCGTCTTAACTTCATCAAGAAAACTAGTCGTGCAAAGTTGATGTTCTAAATGGCGTTCAGAGATTCCGATATCGTTCAGAAGGAAGTTAAAATTATTAACGAACTTCAAGATCAGCTCGCAGAAATGACACTTGCATTTCCTGCTATGTCTCCTGATGAGCGAGAAGAGTACGTTGAAATCGTCGAGACTCTTCTAGAAAAGCAAAGAATTTTGTGGACACGTGTAGAATTGTCAAAGAACTCTGACGAAACTGCTGCCATTATGGCGAACGATGTTCGTAAGGTTATGGATGCTATCGGACTGCCAAAAGACGTGTCAGTAAAGGATGTCTTTGGTAATATCGATGAGATGATTGTCACTCTGAAGAGAACGATTGCAGATTTAGATTGAATTAAGATTGTAATACTTGACAATACTGTAGCTACTCGCTACAATAAATAGTGAGTTAAGTAACCCTATACCGATATGGACCCATCTTATATGGGATTATGGGTCGTTGTTATTACTATATCCATACTGGTAGCATATGCTGGTATGGAAGAAACCCTGAAGCTTTTTGCATACCTTGATCTTCAGTTGCGCTATGCTTGGATCCAGTTTCGTATGAAACTGATGGCGCGTAAATTACGAAAAGAACTTGGGTTACCACCTCGTGTCAAACCTAAGAATCTTTCCGATGACTGACGATCTCCTAAAATTAAATAGAACAGAGTGTCCCAAGTGTGGTGCCATTTGGTTGAATGGACAACACTACTGGTCTGGAACTGGTAAACTTGGGAACGAAGATGATCTTGCTGGTCTTGTCTGCAATAACCTTGGGGATGATACTTGTATCAATCCCAAACGGGGATCTGAAAAAGGAACCACGTGGGCAAAAAGACTTGAAGAACTGGATCAAGATCATCCAGCTTGACAAACCAACCTGAGTGTGGTATAATACTCAGGTATTCGGAAGGGTAGGTGTCCGAGTGGTTAATGGAGGTGGACTGTAAATCCACTGGCTCTGCCTACGGGGGTTCAAATCCCTCCCTGCCCACCTGGAGAGTTGTCCGAGTGGTTTAAGGAGCAGCACTGGAAATGCTGTATGGGGGTAACCTCATCTAGGGTTCAAATCCCTAACTCTCCGCTCTGGGACTGTAGTTCAACAGGTTAGAGCACCGCCCTGTCACGGCGGAAGTTGCGGGTTCGAATCCCGTCAGTCCCGCTTGCCACTCTAGCTCAGCTGGATAGAGCAACGGTTTTGTAAACCGTAGGTCGTCGGTTCAAGTCCGACGAGTGGCTTCAGGATCTGTGCTATACTGGTCCTGCAAACCAAATCCAATTCAATCCGAGGAAATCCAATGTCTTTTAGCGATCTTAAGCGCCGCTCTACTTCTCAACTTCAGGCACTCGTGCAGGAAGCAGAGAAGATCAGCAAAGGTGGTAGTAAAGGTGGTGCTGATGAGCGTTTCTGGAAACCAGAACTAGATAAGTCTGGCAACGGTTACGCTGTCATCCGCTTCCTGCCTGCACCCGATGGCGAAGATCTCCCGTGGGCAAAAGTCTATTCCCACGCCTTCCAAGGTAACGGTGGTTGGTACATCGAGAACTCCCTGACCACTATCGGTGGTAAGGATCCTGTCGGTGAAGTCAACCGCAAACTGTGGAACTCTGGTATCGACGCTGACAAGGAAGTTGCTCGTAAGCAAAAGCGTAAGCTGACTTACTACAGCAACATCTATGTTGTGCGTGATCCCGCCCATCCTGAGAACGAGGGTAAGGTGTTCCTCTACAAGTTCGGTAAGAAGATCTATGACAAGATCACTGCAGCAATGCAACCCGAGTTTGAAGACGAGACTCCTGTGAATCCTTTCGATCTGTGGGAAGGTGCTAACTTCAAACTTAAGATCTGTAAAGTCGCTGGTTACTGGAACTACGACAAGTCTGAGTTTGATCGTCAGTCTGCTCTCAGTCAAGATGATGATGAACTGGAGCGCATCTGGAAGCAGCAGTATTCACTCTCTGCCTTCACTGCTCCCGATCAGTTCAAGACCTATGAAGAATTGCAAGCACGCTTGAATGAGGTGCTTGGCATCAACAAGCAACCTGCTCGTCCCTCTGTCGATGATGAAGAGTTTGAGCCTGTTGTTTATGACGAACCTGCTCGTCCTGTTCCTGCAGAAATGAAGGAAGAGTTGAATGCCCTCAGTGGTTTTTCTGATACAGGTTCTGATGATGACGATCAGCTGTCTTACTTTGCCCGACTGGCAGAAGAAGACTGATCAGATAGAAGACCTCTTTAAGGTCTTACTAACATAATCGGAGGACTTCTTATACGGAAGTTGCTCTTTCATTTCCTGAATAAAGCGTGAGAGATACCTCTGTTTCAAGACGTAGATCTCACGCTTTTTATCATTCTTTTCTGTTTCATAATCAAAATGAGTTAGAGGTCTAGCAATAGACTGACCCTGTAGGGTGACAATAGCACCAGAAGGATCTCTGTAACGGAAGCTATCGCGGATTAACTTCTCCCAACCACTTGTACCAGAAGGACGCTGAAGTTTGTATCTAAAATAGTTTCCGAGATCGTCAACGAAAGTAGGTTCGGATAACGTTGTCGAGACGATGTTCTTCACAACACCAGTAGGATTTGTGGTGAATGACACACCTTCAGTGATGGGATTGTTAATGTCAATCTCATCGAACTTAATTGCCATTGTATCACCAGTATATGATGTCACTGATGCCGTTGAACCATTGCTAAACGTAATGTTATCATCAACGTTAAACGTATCTGACTGCTGAACAACGGTTGCGGAGAACACAGCAGGAGGATCGAATGTACCAGACTCCACGTGACCACCACCAACAGTGATGTACAGCTCTTCTCCTTCCTCGTTATACGAACCTGGGTTTGTGATAGTCACACTAGCAACTGACTTATTCAGCAGAACTTCTGCAGATGCACCACCACCAGTTGTATCCAATGGGTTGTTTGCTAGGTACACATTTGCATCTGTGTAGATCTTATCGACGTTGATAAAGTTAACTGTGGTGATACCATAGTGATCGTACTGAGGACCACTCACGCCAGGTTGATACAACTGGAAGTACACGTTCTCAGTTCTTACATTCTCTGGAACTGTGAAGTCATAGTTGGTAAGAACACCACTGCCAGTACCATTGGGAACAGCTTCGATCACGATACCTAGGTTGACCCAACTATTAGCATCTGGTGCACCATCAGTAATCTGATATCTCAGATAGAGATCTTCCACGCCATTGATATCAGGTGTTTCGCCACCGTTACTTCCGTTACCACGCACAGCATAGACACGTACTGTATCGTACTCTGTCATATCTACTGGGTTAAGGATTGCGTAACGTGTTCCGTATGAATCTCCGAATCTAAGGTGCGTACCACCAACGTCAAATCCTCCTGTGCTTCCTGTTCCAGAACCGTTCGGGGCAATGGTTGTACCAGCTCCAAATTCATAGATGTTATCTGCAACAGTAGTATCGAAAGCGGTACCATCTAATCTAATCTCGGTTACACGTCCTTCGTCATCGATGACAGCTGTAGCAGACTCTCCTGCTAATCCACCATCGAATGTAACGATTGGAGGATATTGATAATCTTCTCCTGGACTGGTTACTCTGATCTTTCTCAGTGTACCAGTGGTTGACAGTGTTGTAGTTGCAGTTGCTCTTACAGCAGGCAATTCTCCATTGCTACCATCTGGAGCACTGATAGTAATCGTAGGAGGTACTTGATAATCTGTACCAGCAAAGTTAATATTGATAGTTTCGACTACCAGTTTTCTTGTGATCTCTAAGATAGTCTCGTTCTCTGGTTCGGGGAAATCAACATCAGTTTTATCATACTCCAACCAGAAAGGTGCTTTGTAGAATCCTTCATCAACGATCTGATCTGCAGGCAACACAACGTTACCTTCGCTATCAGTAATTTCATTGGTGAGATAGTGCTTGATCTCATAAGGGTTGTCGTACTTGGTGTTGATATAATCCATCAACACAGACGATGACATTGGCCAATCGAAGTACGGATTCATAATGTTATTGCACATCATAATCACCCAGTCGTAATCACTACGACCATAGACTTTCTGGGATACGATGTCTGGACGCTCGGAATCATCAATCACATACTTCTTGAAATATGTGGCGGTGTCTAGTACACTATCAGAAAGTTTGAATCTTCTGAAGATATTTTTTGCGACCTTGTATTGCTGCTCTGACCACGGGAATCTGATGGGTCGGATAGCAAGATCAATGTTTGGTAGGTATTGAAAGTATGCCATCAGTAGTATTGTTTAGTGTAGTCAAAGCTATCTCCGAAATCTTCGGAGATGACTTGCTTGAGTTCTTTGAATGATAAAGAGAGATTGACTGCAGTTGGGGAACCGTCTTCCATTGTGGAATAAGAACCAGCAGCAGTGTAACTGACACCGATTGACTGCAATGCACACGCTTTAATCTTATTTAACCAATGATTGTCTTTGGATCCTTGCTTGTACTGAATCTTAAAGACATAGGGTACCTTCATAAACCAACCATCAGCTTCCATAGAAGGTGCTGACGCTTTCTTGAATTGCCAAATTATTTCTTTGATGACCTTAGACTCCCTACTATTTCTAGGAACAAGAGTCCAGTTAAAATCAAATGATCTGAGACCGATGCCATCAAATAGAACTTCTAGGTTCGGGTTGATGACCTGACCTAAGAGACCACCTGTTATAATGTTTGCATCGACACCTGTAGCACCAGCAGCAGCACGAATACCCAATGCTTTTGCTAATGCTTTTCCTTGCTGTGCTGCATCTCTAGGTGCCATTCCTTGAATTGCTGCTTTTGCATTGGCAGAATCTAGGTTGCTCAAGAGGTTGGGCATAGTATCGATTGCTTGCCCTGCAGCTCTGAGACCAGCACGTTCTATGTTTCCGACACCTTTCTCACCCCAACCTCTAGTGTGAGCATCTCTAATATCCTCAGGCATATAGAGGATAACTTTTTTAAATTCGGATTGTTCTAGCTCACCACCACCAAATCCTGTGGTGTCATAGTCTGCGTATCTGCTACCATAAATTGATCCACCAGACTCCCCGATACACTTCGCTTTTCTAAAGGGAGGTTGATACTTATACACAGTGAACTGCATATAGTCATCGTAATCCTCCACCTTATCGACGGGGAATCTAAGTGATGATTTGCTTGTTAAAAAATCGAATCCTGCCATTATTGGATTTTGCGTTTCGCTTTAAATCTATATTTTGCCAAAGGGTCATACTTAAACCAAACTTTTTTGGAGGCGACAGGTATCTCAATCTTACCGACAGCAGAAACAAATTGCTCTAGGGGTAGATAGATTGCTGAGTCCCAATCATTTTCATCAATCTCAATGAAGAGACTGCCATTCTTTACATCACTTTTCTTATATTTATGGATGATCTGTCGAGGCACGTCTATTTTATTTTTGAGAAGCGCTTCGATAGTCTTTAATCTTTTCTTTGGACTTATGTAATGTAGGTTTGCACCGAAGAAATGATCCTGGTTTACCCTAAGCACCAGCACCATAGGTAACTGATCGTAGTAAGGTACTTTTTGTTTGGTAGTTGCAGCATCATACTCAAACAAGACTAAGGTTCCTGTACGTGGAGTGAATAGAACTTTATTCTTGTCGTCAAGATTTCTTCTCTCGTTAGTGATGACAGATTCCTTTGTGCCATCTGCTAATGCAGAACGCATAGCAACCTTGGATGCCTGCCGCCACCAGGAGTCGGATCTATCTTTTCCGTCTTGTGCTTTTTCTAGTTTTTCAAAGACCGATTCCAAGGTGATCCTCCGTGAGAATTAGAAAGTCCATTCTTCTATCATCACAGTAATTTTTTGCTGCCTTCCACTTAGCAGCGTTCTTCATAAAAGTATTTACTTCTTGTAAGTACTTTTTTGTTTTACGTTGTGGTTGTTTGGGAGGTTGTGTTTGTTTCTTGGGCTTGATCTCTACAATATATTTCTTGAGAGATCCATCTTTATCTCGGACTTTAACGTAGAAGTCTGGATAGTATCTGTGCACCCTACCATCAGTGGGACAACGGTATGGTATAATCAGTTCTTCGCTCCCCCACTCTATTACATTCTCTTCTCTATCACAGTACTTCATAAACATAAGCTCCCAGGATGATCTGTAGAATACTCTACGTGGATCTCCCTTGTACTTATGATAATTCACTGGTTTGTACTGTCCTGAGTACGCCATAAATAAAGTGTATCCTTCCAGCCTATTTAGATGGCAAATCTATACCAAAAAGTACAGGAACAGATAGCACGTGGTGGGGGTATCGCTAAGTCGAACTCTTTCCGTGTTGTTCTGCCTGGAATTGAAAGGTTGAACCTTCGTGGTATAGATACCGACTCAAAAGAACTGTCAAAAACGCTGGAGATATTCTGCAACAACGTATCACTTCCCAGTGTTCAAGCTGCAACTAGTCAAGTTAATGGTTACTATACAGGGTCATCGTATAAGTTTCCTACAATGAAAATGTATAATGATTTGTCTTTGCAGTTTATTTGTGATGCAAATATGACTGCTCTGAAAGTATTTAACTCCTGGTTTGATAAGATTTTTCAGGAGAAAGATATGTTTGGTCAGACAAATATTATTCCTGATGAGATGTCTTCGTATCCTCAGAGGCAACGTAATAGACACATCAGATTGTCTTACCCAGATTCATATCAAAGCACAGTAGTTGTTGACAAGTTTGAACCTGGGAAAAGATACAGTGAGCAGGGTAGAAGTATGAGATACTTCTTCACGAATGCATATCCTTATTCTATTGATGCTGTGCCTCTGGATGCTGGCACTGCCACTTTAATGACGTGTTCTGTTAATCTTTTCTACGAAAGATTTGAGATTCAGTATGAGGATGCTAGAAAGAATTTGAAGAGTAGTAGTAATAATATTAAGTCGGGTGGTCCCCCAACTAGTTTGTCTGGAGCGATTGCGAACGTTGGCGATGCCTTCTCTGGATTCGTTAACGATATGGGAAATCTCTTTAGTTAACCCCTCTAAATAATAGTATTGAACTAATAACACGATGCCTTTACCAAAACTTGATGTGCCCACATATTCTTGTGAGCTCCCCTCTACTGGTCAGACAATTAAGTATCGTCCCTTCCTGGTAAAGGAAGAGAAGGTTCTTCTTTTAGCATTGGAATCCGAAGACAACAAACAGATTCAAGATGCTGTTGTCAGCTTGCTTACCAATTGTATTCAAAGCAGACTGAGTGTCAAGAAACTGGCGATGTTCGATCTCGAATATCTGTTTCTTAAGATTCGTGCAAAGTCTGTCGGTGAAGAGCTTGAACTGAAAGTAACTTGCACTGACGACAACGAAACTAAAGTCGATGTTACTATTGACCTGGAAGATGTTAGTGTAGTTAAACCAGATAATCATTCTGATACTGTGTATCTGAGTGATAACATCTGTGTGAAGATGAAGTATCCTTCTCTTGATCAGTTCATTAAAAATAACTTCGGTGAATCTGAAACTTCTTCTGAAGAAGTCTTCGAACTTATTGCCGAATGTATTGATCAGATTATTGATGGTGATGAAGTTTATGAGTCTGCAAACTGCAGCAAGAAAGAATTGGTTGAGTTCTTGGATAGTCTGACTTCAAAACAATTTGAGGCGATGCAAGAGTTCTTTGTTAATATGCCCAAACTTTCTCATAGTTTTAGTGTGGTTAACCCTAACACTAAAGAAAGATGTGATTATACTCTGGAGGGTCTTGCTTCTTTTTTCGGGTAGTAATGTCTTACAATAGTTTAGAAAACTATTTTAGGACTAATTTCTCTCTGATTCAACATCACAAATATAACCTTAGTGATATTGAATCTTGGATGCCGTGGGAAAGAGAAGTCTACGTTGCCCTGCTATTACAGCATCTTGAAGAAGAGAAATTAAAACAACAGACAGCTAACGCTAACAGGTAATGGCACTAGACACTAACAGATACAAAAACAATCCTTTGGTTGGCGTAAAAGGCGCTGACTTTGTTAAGCTGTCTAGTGCATCTGTTAAGCAACAGATGGTTACTAATGCTCTGCTGTCAGATCTAGTAAATATTCAAACAAAGTCTCTCCAGTTACAGAAAGCGAGACTTGACTTTGATAAGAAAGCACTTGCTAGACAGAAATATTTTTCCCAAGAATCTGCTATTGAAAAGCAGTGGAAACCTACTCGCCCTCCTAGTGGTGGACCTGGCGGCGGAGGATCTAAAAAGAAAGGTGGGTTAGATCTTGCAAGTGTTTTAAAAAATCTTAAGTTAAATCCGAAGACTATACTCCTAGGCGGAGCAGCTGTAGGTGGTGGTCTAGCTCTTGCATCACTACTTGCTAATGGTTTTGAAGGTGCTGCGGAGAAGTTAGAACAATTTGCTGATCAGGTAGAGAACGTTGAGAAGAGAGTAAGAGCAACTCTACCTAAGATTAAAGAATTCTTCACCCCCATTAAAGGATTCTCTACATTTGATTTCGGCAACGCCGCAATGGGGTATACCTATGCCAAGAGATTTGGTACAGGTCCCAACGCAACTGGTGGTGCTGTTCGTGGTGCCATTGCACGTGGTGCAAAGGGTGCAGTAAAAGCAACTGGGAGGGGTGCATACGCTGTAGCAGATACTACTGGCGATCTTATGCGCCGTGGTGGTAGAAATATGGTGCAAATTTCTGGGCAGCGCTTCCGAGGTGCTGCTCAGGGTATGGAAGATCTTGCTACCAGGATGGGTCCTCGTGCTGGATCTAGCACACTTCCTACTAACCTCAACCTAGGTAATATCGGTAGGGGTTTAAAGAATAGATTTGATCTTGCGATGTTTGATGCTCGCTTGTTAGCGAGAGGTGGTGACCCTGCGAAAAGTATTGCTGGCAGAATTGGAAGTCTGCGACAGGGAACGGCAAACATTGCGCAGAGTATCTCTGGTGGATTTAATAATAGAATTCTCAATCCTGCAAAGTTATTTAAAGAAGGTCTTATCGGTGGCGGTGGTTCTAATGCTAGAGCACTGAGATTATCTGGCGCACCATTCCCCAACGTTGCTGTTGGTGGTCAGATGGATGACCTCGGTGGTGCTTTTAGACTTGGTAGAAACATAAAAGATACTGCTGCAAATATTAAATCTGGTCAAGCACTCCGAGATCTCGCATTTAATATTCGTAAAATGAATGTTAAGACCGTTACTGGTCTTAACAACACATTTAAATCTCTTCCTAATCAGCTAACAAATCTAGCCAAGTCTACAAAAAATTTATCTAATTCTACTAAGGCGTTTGCTGGTAGTGCAAAGACTGCCATTGCTAATTTTGATCTTGGCAAAGCAGCAATTCAGACTACCAAGGTAGCACAACGTGGTGCTCAGGGTACTCTCCGTGCTGGTGGAGCTCTTGTTCGCGCTACCCCTACGGTTATCAGAGGTACAGGACAAGTTGTTAGAGCTGGTGGTGGACTGATTCAGGGTGGCGCTAATTTAGCAAAGGGTACAGTCAATGCCATAAAAGGAAGTGGTGGATTACTTAAAGGTGCTGGTGCATTTGCTAAGCGTATTCCCGTTCTTGGTTCTCTGATGTCTGCTGGTTTCGGTGCCTTCGAGGCAGATCAGGAGCAGATCAAGGAGATTATGGCACGTAATCCTGGTATGACTGCTGCCGAAGCAAGACAATCACCTGAGTACGATAAATCGAAGACGGTTGGTAGATCTGCTGGTTCTGGTCTGGGTGCTGGTGCTGGTACTGTTATTGGTGGTATTTTAGGTAGTGCTCTTGGTCCTATTGGTACTGCTCTAGGTGCTGCAGCTGGTGCTTGGTTAGGTGAGAACGTTGGTAAGTTCTTGGGTGAAGGATTTGCTAATACTTTCAAGTCTTTTAATTTTGGTGAGACATTTGCTCCAGTGATGACCACATTCCAAAGGTTAGGATCCTCTATTACTAGTGCACTCGATACACTTGCTGGTGTGTTTGGTGTTGGTGGAGAGACAGCAGATGGTGAAGGATTTATTACAGTCCTCAAAAATGTTGGTAGAATTCTTGGCGTCATCACTAAGTTGATGATGAAAGCATTGGTTCCTATCTTCCAAATTGTTGGAGAAGGATTCAAGCTTGCCATTGATGGTCTTGCTGGTACGGTAAAAGTTTTTACTAATGTTATCAGTGGTGCCGTTGGATTTATGAACAAGCTTATTGATGGTGTTCCTGGATGGTTAGGCGGCGATAGTCTTAGAAACTGGAGAGATAGTGCTGGGGGTATTTTTAGCGGTGATGTGATTGGCAATCTCAGCAATATGGTTGATGGTCTTGACCTGTCTATCCCTGTTGAACCACCCAAGGGTGAAGGTGGTGGTGGAGTTAGATCTTTTGTTAGACCTTCTCAAGGCGCTGCTACAGGCGTTGGCGGTGGTGGTACTCGTGGTCCACAACCAGTAGTTACTTCTCAACGTGGATGGCGTTGGGGTAAGATGCACCAAGGTGTCGATATTGCATTTGCTGGTGATAAAGGTGGGCAGAGAATGTATCTGCCGATGGGTGCAAAGATTACTGATAAGAGACGTGCGGGATATGGCGATGCTGGGTATGGCAATTCGATTTATTTTACAACAGACGATGGATACACACATCTTTATGCTCATATGCGTGGTAACAGTCCACTGAAAGTTGGACAGAAATATCCAAAGGGAACTTTCGTTGGATTGCTTGGTAACACTGGTAGATCTACTGCACCTCACCTTCACTGGGAAGTTGGAAAGAATGAACAAGATGTTGGTAGAGGTGGACCATCTCTTATTGATCCTCTTTCTAAGTATAGTAAGTATGCTCCTTTCTCTGGATCTGGATCTAGTATTCCTGCATCTGGAACAAGCACAGAACCAATGCATAATGATTCTATGTCTGCTCCTGTTTCTTCTACAACAGCGCCTGGTGCTGTTTCTTCTGCTGCTAATTACATTAGAAACCTGGCAGGAAAATCACAAGCTACTGCTAATAGATTGAGATCTGCAGAGCAAGCAGTCACATCAGTGGGCACTAGTAATAAAGCAGCGGAAGCAATTACTACAGCTTTGGCACCATTAGCAGGGATTCAACAACAGTTGTTGGATGCTGCGGGAGGTAGTGGATCAGCTTCTTCTCCTGGTGCATCTGGAACTGTTGTTATGTTCCCAACATCATCTCCTGTTAAAGATGGTGGTCATATTTTCAACTTTGATTTCTGATGTCTAATAATAGCGAAGCACAACTAGGGTGGAAACTAATTGAGTGCTCTATAGAGATGAGCACAGGTGAGAGCAAGAATCTTACTAGCAGTTTGTTGCAGTTTACTTACTTCGAAGACCTGGAAAGAATTTGTCCTACTGCGACTGCTACTTTCAACGATCTTGGATCTGAAGACCTACCTTTAACAGGCGGAGAGAAGTTTAAGATTACTCTTATTACTGATCAGACTACGGATGAAGAAGTGCAGTATGAATTTGTAGTTGGTAGTGTTAAGACACCATTTATTTCTTTCAAAGGAAAGACTGCTACTCTTTCTCTGATAAAAGAAGACAGCAAATCATTCAGTAGTTTTAAAGCCATTGACACTTATAAAGGTCTTGGTTCTGAGATCTTAGTGAAGATGTTTGATGATGCTGGTATCGAGACTGCTCCTACAGTAAGAGGAGATAAACCATTCAATAAATTGTTGATCCCAGGAGAAGGAATCTCTGTGGCAAAACTGGCACGTAGAGTGTGCACACAATCCATTCCTACTAGTGGACAGAAAGCAAACACGTGCGGGTATTTTCTTTGGGGTACCAAAGATGGATATCATTTTGCTTCTATTGACTACCTTCTTTCTACTGGTGATGATGCTTACGGTGGTACCAAACACCAGTGGGAATACTATCAGTCACCTGCTAAAGCTGGTAATGTTCCCCCGCACCTGATCGTTCAAAGTTATTATGTCGAAAGAGATGGTGACTTGAAAGAGATGGCAGACAAAGGAGTATTTGCTGCTATACTATCTGTGACAAACACCGATAGTCAAGAACACAAGGAAGAGAAATGGAATTTAAAAGATCATTGGGACGAGTGGGGACACATCGGAACTCAAAAAGAATTTCCTGAGTGGATGGTAAAATGGTTGGATGAATACCTGACTTCTAAGGAAGGAAAATCAGTGGTAACATTCAAGATTAATACTACCAATGAGGCATTTTTTAATGAAGAAGAAGTAGCTTCTGAGTCTGTCGGCAGAGATGGTAGTGAAGTCAACACAGAGTATCCAGACTGGGGTCCGTACACCTATTGCCAATATAATGCTCGACGTGCTACAATGGCAATGAATGTAAGCAACGTTGTTGTACCAGGCAATTCATTACTTCGTGCTGGAGACAAGATCAAACTTAACATTCAATCTTCCAAACCAGATAGTGCCAAAGATGCTGACGATGAAGACCTGAGGAGAGGAGGTGAATATTTGATCTTCCGCTTAGCACATAGATACTCTATGGAACCTCGTGAATGCTTCACCGCAACAACGTTGGTAAAAGATTCGATGAACAAAAACTGTTAACAATGGACAAAGAATTTCTCAAAAGATACCCGACACATATGACTCAAGGTCTTTATCAAATCCTTGATAAACTTGAGACAGAAGAAAACATTGACATTCGTGCTAAACTTTTTGGGCAACTTGCACTTGGTTTAGAAGGATTGAAATCGAGACTTGAAAACTACGAGGACACAAGGACAGTAGTTGAAGCGATTGAACGTCAACCAATTTCCGAATAAATACACCAGAATTTCGGAAAAAAAACTCCGCCAAAATTTTACCCCCTTAGGTTTTTCACCAATGGAAAATATCGAAGCACACATTGAGGCAGACAAGGAAGAGCTTGCTAATCCTCAACTCTCGCCTCAGCGTCGTCGCCACATCGAAGAAGAACTAGAAGAACTGCAAGCGTACGCAGAGCGCCATCCAGAAGACCATCACGATCCCACTCCTCTGGAGTTGTACTGTGACGCTAACCCATCTGCTTTAGAATGTAAAGTATACGAAGATTGATATATGTCCGAAGCTGTTTATAATACTGCCAATGTTTCGGACCTTTTTGGTTATCAAAAAGGGTTTATCGAAGATATAAATGATCCCAAGGGGTCTGGACGTGTTCGCGTACGAATTATTAATAAAGAGTTTCGTACGGGAACTAACGGTGAGTACGTTCCTGTTCCAGAAACACAATACTTGCCTTGGGCTACGGTATTGATGCCAGTCAATGCGTCTGGAGGTGCGGCAACATCAGCTTCTAGTCATAATCTCAAGAGAGGAGATCTTGTTTGGGTATTCTTTATTGAAGGTGACTCAAAACAAAGAGTTGTTATTGGAACGCAGGGAGCTGTTGCAAATGCTAGCAGCAAACCTCCAGAGACAGAATATGGACCGCTACAGAGATATATTTCTCAAGATCCAGATAGCGGTGATCAACCTAGTCCTACATCACACGTAACTAACGACCAGAAAGAAAAGAATAAGAACCTAGGTGCCAGAGTTCACGGTGCTGTAGGAGACGATAATTCTACTAGACAAACTGCAGCATTAACTCAACCATTCAGTCCTGGAAACCCTGCAGGAAGTTTTGAGGTTACTGTTGCTGATGGTAAGTGCGCTACTAATCCTGCTACCAAAACAGAAATTATCTTAGCAGAACTTTTTGCTACCTTACAACATACCAATGGAAACATTGGATCGTATTATATTAGCAAGTATACTGGAGACCTTTTTGAACTGCAGTCTATTGCTAAAGGATATATCACGAGAGTACAAGCTGTAATCTCTGCAGCAATCACCAGATCTTTTGGTGAGTTGATGGCACTCCTCAAGAAAGGTATTCAGGCACTGATTAAAGCATTGCTTGCTCCTCTTCCTGGGGTTTTGAAACCAGTGGTTGATTGGTTTACTCAGATGCTAGAGCGTCTGGGTTGTACTATGGAAGATATGATCGACAGGATTGCTAATTTTGTCGAGAGTACATTGATGGGTTATCTTGGTAACATTGTTAACTGGGCAGCTTGTCAGACAAAAAGATTCATTGATTCTATCTTCGGACGTATTCTTTCGGAGATGACTGGTATCATTGACACTGTATTTGGTGGTCTATCATCTGTTCTTGGTGCCATTGGTGGTGCTGTTGACATTGTTGGTGGTGCTATCAGTGCCATTATGGACTTGCTTGGTATTTCCTGTAGTGGTAACGCTAAGTGCCAAGAGAAACCAACCAAGAAGAGTTCTAAGTCTGGAGCATTTGAAGGATTAAAGGCTGGATACAATGATCTGGATGAACTCCTTGGTGCGTTAGAGTCTGGAAATCATCTTCCTATTGATTCTTATTGTGCTGATGCTCTTACAGAACCAGAACCAACAACAGAAGTAAATGTCTGGGGTCCTCAAGTCCCTGACAGTGGTAGTGGTACCGACACGGAAAGTAATAATAATACATTAGATCCTTTAGCTAATACTAGTGGTGTAGGTTCTGGTGTTGCTGGTCCCACTGGAGTTAATTATGATGATATTCTTAATTCTATTTGTAGTGCTAGAACAATCAAAGCTGTAGATATTCCTGAGACAGATGCTGTTACTGAAGGTAGCATTGCAACTGTTAAGATTCAAAGAACTGGTGATATTTCTACCACATCATCTGTGACATATTACACAGTTGATGGAACTGCTAAAGCAAATGAAGACTACTGTCCTACCAGTGGATTTATGGGTTTTGGTGTAGGAGAAACTGAAAGATCTATTGATATTCAAACTATCAATGATGGTGTTGATGATGGAGCTAAGTATTTCTTTGTCAAGATCAAGCACGATGGTTGTGGAAAACTAAAGAAAGATGTTGCGAAAGTTTGGATCGGTACTGGCATCGGAACTCCTAGTATTACTGGCATTAATTTGGGTACCACACTCACCCCAGGAGCTTCTGCACCGATTGATGTAGATGTTCCTGTGTATATTTTGACTGCAGATAAATCTGTGGTATACGAAGGGCAAGAAGTAACATTTACTTTAAATACTTTTAATGTCGATGACGGAACACAAGTCAACTACACAATCGGAAGAGAGTCCACGGGAATTACCTTCAAAGACATTAATTATGTCGTGGAGAACGGTAGCCGTAGTTGGGTTACTATGGAGTCTGATATGGGCAGGAAGTTTGTTGTCAAAGATGGACAAGCTTCGGTCACTATCGCACTTCTAGATGATGGTGTTGTAGAGAATACAAATGAAGTTGCAGAGCAACTGTATGTTGAGCTCAATGGATTGAGTGTTGCTGCTGGTGTTGCTGTTCTTGATCCTCTTGCAGGTGGTGTGTTAGATGAGACTACCAAGTCTGTTTCTGTTGTGGCGGATAAAGTTGCGGTGGAAGAAGGTGAATCTGTTACATTTACTGTAACGACTACCAAGTTTAATGATGGTGACAAACTTGCATATACGATATTTGGTCCTAACATCACGCAAGGTGATATCTTACAGAATCTAGAGGGTGAACTCTATATTGAGAATAACTCTGCAACATTTACTGTTGACGTTTTGGAAGATAATTTGTTAGAGGTTCAAGAAAATCTTGTGTTCTCTATCAATGAGTACGGTGCTAACGCAACGGTTATCATTCGTGCTAGCGCTGGTGATGTTGGAGACATTGCAGCTCCAGCAGATGATGACGACGACGATGGACTTCCTGTGTTGGATGTTCCTATCGTCGATGAAGATGGCGGAATTATTGACATCGATGTCATCAAATCTGGTCGTAGATTTCTGTCAATTCCTTTCATTTCGCTCGAAAGTAACACTGGATTCGGTGCCTATGTCGAACCTATTTTAAATAGTAATGGTTACTTGAGTAGAGTTCGAGTTATCAGACCTGGGCAAGGATATACTGGAAAGACAAAACCAAATAATGTGGTATGTCAGTTGGTTGGTATTACTCTAACTAACGTTGGAGGATTGTACACTTCTGCACCAAAAGTTTATATTGATGGGGATAGTAGTATCGCAAGAGCAACTATTTCGGAAGAAGGTTATGTCAATGGTATTAATATTGTCAAAGGTGGTATGAATTACGTTGAATTACCTCAAATAATTATTACTGGTGGCGGTGGATTTGGTGCTCAGGCAAAACCAGATCTACAATGTGTGCCTGAAGATCAGTCTGAGCTCATTCTCCAAGGTCTCGCAAGAGATCCTGCTAATTACGTGGATTGCCCCTGATGTCTAGTAAGAATAAAACTAACAAACCCGATACTCAGTCAACTATTAGTAGATCTGGTCACTTGTGGCAGGTCTGCGATAATCCAGACAAACCATATATGCTTATGATGCATAAGTCTGGGCATCACGTATGGTTGCGTGAAGATGGTTCTGTGCAGATTGTCGCAGTAAAATCACCTACTAGTAATCAAAACTCGGGCAAACTTGTCATTCATTGTATGGGTGATGCCTTAATTAAGGTTGATCAAGACTGTCACTTTGATGTTGGCGGTAAAATGACCTTCGAATGCGACTCTTCGATTGATTTCCACGCATATAAAGACATCAATATGAGGGCAGAGGGTAATTTCAACATTAACTGTGGAAAAAACTTTACCGTCGATGCAACTCAAGCTGCTACCATTTCTAGTAAGTCAAAAGTTACGCAATCTGCGCCTAAAGTATCGGTAAACACTGATATTCAGGAAAGTACTGTTACTGGTCCTCAGAATGATGCCATCTTTGGTGAGAGAACTATCTCTATGATTGATCCTAGAGGTACTTTTACCTTACTCAGTCTTGGACATATGATTACGACGATTAAGGGAGACCACGAGAAGGTTGTTGGAGGCAGAGAATCGGAAAAAATTCTAGGTCTTCCTCCTGTCCCTCCTCTCCCTACAATCCCTCCTGGCGGTCCCACAAAACTCTCTATCATCGGTGCTTCTGGTGGTTTGGGTCGCGTTGAGAAGATTATGACAGGTAACGATGTGACCACCGTGGTGGTTGGGAACAAGATCAGCAACGTGGTTGCTGGTAACAGCGTCTTGACAGCAGGCGCAGGAACCATTACAATGGCAGCAGGCGTGAACGCAACCATCACTGCCACAGCCAATGTGACAATTGCTGGAGCGTCCGTCTTCCTCAACTGACCCCCTCCCTCCGTGCTATAATAACGGAGTACTGAAACAAACCTATGTCTGACTCTGCTGTCGTCGATAAGATCATTGTTGACATCCAGACCCGCTCTATCCACCTTGTATCTGATGAAGGTGAGTTCAAGACCATTGACTGCTCTGACAACTATGAAGCTTTTCTGACGCTGATGGAACTTTGTAAGGATCAGGGCGAAGAGTATATGGTGTACTGCGATCCTACTGACTATTTCGCAGCAGATTTGGTCGAACAAGACTGAAGCAAATTCGACCTTTAGTTACCAAAAAGTCGGAAAAAAAACTCCGCCAAATTTTTGGTTCTTTAGGTTTTCTGCGAGTATGGCGGAATCGGTAGACGCACCAGACTTAAAATCTGTTGGGCATTGTGCCCGTGGGAGTTCAAGTCTCCCTACTCGCATAGGGTGGTAAAAACCGCCCTCTTATTGTACAATAAATAAGACATCGTTATAACGTCGTTATGGCACAACAAACAAACAAAAAAGACCAGTATGGTCTATTTTCTGTTTTTCCCAAGTTTGTCTATCGTGGTAGACTGCAAACTCACGAAAAGTGGAAATCTATCATTTCTCCTGTGATTCAGGATCGATGGGATAAACTTCCTTCCAACAGTAACGTTCCTGGCGGTCCCGCTTGTTGGGAATGTGATTGTTTTACAACCTTTTTTGACCCAAGTTTGATGGAGTTTGAGAAGGAGACTGAAATTGATCTCCAAGCTCTTCTTCAAGATCTTTCTACAAATATTCAGGAAGCTGTCAAACTGGCGGAGTTCTATCCTCACGCTTTCTTGGTCTCGCAGCAATGGTTCAACGCTTATGGACCTGGACAGCACCAAGAGGCACACAACCACATCCCTTCTCACCTGTCTGGGGTGTACTACGTTCAGTTTGATCCCCGTGTCCATAAAGGTACTACTTTCCTAAACCACGAAAAGATGTATACCGAGGGACCTCGGTATAACAAGTACTTCTATGACCAAGATATGTGGGGTTATGGATGCTACAAGGAAGAGATGACTCTTGCTGTTGAAGAAGGAGACGTGATTCTCTTCCCGTCACAACTTGAGCATATGGTGCACAAGCAACCTGGAATCGAGAAGAATCCAGATGGAACCATCCGAATCACGTTCTCGTTTAACGTTGATCTTGTCAGTGAATCAGAGGCAAAAGAGCGTCTGAATGATCAAATGGCAAAAACTCCTACTGCCCCTCAAGCTGAAGGCAACATTCCTTTAGATCAGAATATTGCTAATGCTCCTCAAGGCAATGAAGAGTGGTCCTCTGACTGGTTCTAATTATGCCTAGGGGACGTGTTTCAAAGATTGACTTAGAATCTCGTACTCTTAAGCTTAAGAATGCTCTCTATAACGGAGAGCATTCCGATAAGTCTGGGGAATGGCACGATGGTGCCCACGAGATGTTAAATCGTGTGCTGCAAATGCTCAATGAGTACTCTTTGTAAATTTTGGCGTATATGGGCAAAAGCACTAGGAGAAAAGGCAGGGAAGAATGACAAAGAGGCAGATTACGTGGCTTTGCTACGCACTTTTATATTCTTCACTTATCTACTCACTAACATTGCCATTGTTGCGAACGCCATAAGGCACTGGAACGACCTTGACAGAACCGCTCCAGTGTCCTATAATAAGTACATCGACCAACAACCCAGAGACTCTGGTCGATTTTCCACCCTATAATCTAGAAAAAACGAACGATTATGTCTATTGCAATGTCCGAACTCCTTCGTATGGAGGAGCTTGTCCGCATCATTGATGTGTACAACGATAAAGTCGATGATACGCTGAAGGAGCTTCTCGCTTCTTTCCCGATTATCGATCGTGCACCTGCAGGACTTCCTCTGATGGAGGATGTCATCCGTGATTATGAAAACGGTGTTAATTACACCGATGGTGACACTATTGTAGTGTCGGCACGACTTGGAGACTTGTATTCGTCTCCTTATTACAATCGCATCCTTGAGTTGCGATATGGTAACCACAAATTGCATTTGACAAAGCGTGGTGGGTTTGCTTTCAGTTCCGCTGATACTCTTTCGGGGTATTATCGACCGAAGCAAAAGAAAACGGCGGTTACTAAGGGTAACAACCGTACTTCTATGCTGTACGCAGTGACTCTTGATCCGAATATGCGGATTGCTATGTCGCTGAAACTGCATCCTCGTGATATCTCTGCTGAGGAGATTATCCGTATTGAGTCGAATGACCATAACGTTGATGCGAACTATCGCACCAACCAATCTGGTGATCACCGATTCAAGTCGGCATATTATGCTCGCGAAGATTGGGCACAACAGCTGTACGACTTCGCAAAACCTTTCTCTATCGGTATCGCTGGAACTTTGCCTGAAGCAAACTTCCACTGTCCTTCCAGTTCCTATCTTGCTAAGTCACGTAAGGAAGCAGGAGACGAGTATACCAAGCGTTATTTGAAGGCATTTACCGAGAATAACTGTTCTAAAGAGATCGGTGGGAGCTGCACCGTCGCTGGTGCAATGTTCCTGAAGTACTTTGCCAATTACATCGCCAAGATCGATGAGCTGAATAACTGCGATTCGTTTGCGGAGTGTTTGCGGTATTACTTCAAAGACTGGGGTAGGATTGCATCGCAGATCTATCCTAAAGCACGTAATGTCACTCAAGAAGACATTACTGGCGCTACCACTGACTACAAGAAGTGGGAACCTGCTGTTGCTCGTTTTGTCTGCCTTTACAATAACTATTGTGAGCGACTTACGATCCCTGGCAATCAGGAAACTGCTATTCCCTTCAAGGGATCTGCTAGTAGTTCTTGGGTTCGCTTCCTCTCTGATGCTAACTCACTGATTCGTCCTCAACTGCAGAATATTGCAGAACAGAAGTTCTTCTAAATAATGCGGGTCCGCAAGGACCCATCCATTCCTCTATAGCTCAGTCGGTAGAGCGTCTGACTGTTAATCAGAATGTCCCTGGTTCGAGCCCAGGTGGAGGAGTTTCTTATTGTTTTATTATGCATTACAAACCTTATTCACAAGAGTGGCATAGATACCGTTATCTCAAGGAAGCACTAGATAAATATCTAGATGATGGTATAGATCCTACCTTTATTATGGATGACATTCGTGACATCCTGCATATTCGCTCCGAAGCAGCGTACCAAGAGTTTCATAGGATTAACCAGCTAGAGCACTACCTATCGGATGAATAAATATGCTTTCTACTCAATACAGATTGCGATTAGAGTTTATTTGTAAGCGTATTGTAAATGGGGAAGAAGTTAAATTAGAGGATATGATTTGGTCGAATAAATTAGCGAAAGCTAATACGACCGCTAACGAAATGCTTAAAAAAGCAAGACGAATGGCTATGAATCCTGATATGCAGGAGGGTAGTATGGATGATTTTATGAATAGGATGGGACTAGGAGACCCCGACCCATCCAACCATAGAACGGGGTTCCAATCTGCAGATGAGATTGTAGATTGGTTTCAAAGAGATAAACCTGATGATTGGAGACAACGTGACTGATTACGACTACCAAGTCATTGATAAAGAAGGTAATATTACCAACTATGTCTGGTGTGACGAAATGAGAAAAATGATGGTTGTTGAAAAAACTATGGCGGAAACAGCGGTAATTTATTCGAATGGCAGTCAAGAGTGTGAGCGTATGTCTATGCTCCTTAAATCTCTTAACGGTGAATTTCACGAATATCTTTTGGGGGTTAACTTTAGCGATAGGCAATTTCGCCAAGAATTTGGTCCTGATGCAACATATCCCCAGGTTGCTCTAGGATCTAAACATATTGGAGATATGAAGACAACACTTCAATATATGAAAGACAAAGGATTGTTTGTCTGATAAATACCGAAAGGATATCCACCACTATAATATTTTAGGTAATGGCACTTACCAGACTAGAGAATTTAATTTCCAGTAAGACTGGACGTTTTGTTTACGTTTCTCCTGATGACTTTAACGCATCGGATGATGTGAACAATAGGGGTAACTCTCCTACTAGACCCTTTAAGAGTATTCAGCGAGCTTTCTTAGAAGTCGCTAGATTCTCATATAAATCTGGTCCTGATAATGACCGATTTGACGAGTTTACAGTGGTGCTGTCTCCTGGAGATCACTATATTGATAACCGTCCTGGTGTTGTAAGTGCCTCTCAGATTCCTGATTTCAATACCAATGTGAACTTCGATCTGGGTAACTCCCAGAACGATCTGTATAAGTTCAACTCTACTAGTGGTGGTGTTATTGTTCCCAGAGGTACTTCTCTGGTGGGTATGGATCTTAGAAAGACTAAGATTCGTCCTCTGTATGTGCCAAACCCAACTGATACTAGCATCCCACACACGTCCATCTTTAACGTGACGGGTGGTTGCTATTTCTGGCAATTCTCCATTTTTGATGGTAAGCAGAAGGTCTACTTCGATACATCTGGTAATAAAGCAGATCCGACTTTCTCACACCACAAAATTACAATCTTTGAGTTTGCAGATGCTGAAGATCTGGAGCTCTTCTACGATAAGATTGGCGATGCATATAAGAATATGGTCGTCGATATCAACGTCGATGGCGCTATTGCTGAGACAGACCTGGAAAACCGTATTGTGGGTCCGCTGTCTGACAAGAAGGTCATCGAGTCGATCACTCCTCAGGCACTGGGTGGCAACGCAACTGAAATTAGGGTCAAGACAAAAGCGCCTCACGGTTACTTTGTGGGTCAGTTTGTTACTATTGACGATACTGGACTGACCAATGATCTGCACGGTTCATTCCTGATCACTCGTCTGGATCCCGCTGATAACACTCTCTTCTACTATCGTGTTAACAGCAGTATCACTTCTTTGATCTCTGGTACAACATATACAACAGCTTCTCTTCCTCCGAACAGACTGAACGAGAACGCTATTGTTCAGGCAGAGATTGATACTGTTGACTCTGCATCTCCTTATATCTTTAACCTGTCGATTCGTTCTACCTGGGGTCTCTGCGGTATGCACGCAGATGGTTCTAAGGTGACTGGTTTCAAGTCGATGGTGACTGCGCAGTACACTGGTGTGTCGCTGCAGAAAGACGACCGTGCATTTACCAAGTTTAACGAAGAGACTGCACAGTTTGAATCAGCTTGGAACGGCGTTGCTGTTACCGATCCTGAAGAACTGTCTACTGGTTCGTTTGCTACAACTCCCTACCACACTGATGGTAGAGCATACTTTAAGAATGAGTGGCGTAATGCTCACGTTCGACTGTCTAACGATGCATTCGTTCAGGCGGTGTCGATCTTCGCTGTGGGTTTTGCAGACCACTTCTTGATTGAGTCTGGTGCTGACATCTCGATCACCAACTCTAACTCTAACTTCGGTAACACCGCTCTGGATGCTATCGGTTACAAGGGTTTTGCTTTCTTCCAAGATAAGCACGGTTTTGTTACCGATATTGTTCCTCCCGAGACAATCGATCTTGACGATACCACTCAACCTCCTTACTATGGTATCGATATTCTAGCTTCGAAAGAACCTTCTGGTTCTACTCGTGTATATCTGTCTGGTGAAGCTGAGGAAGTTTCTGATCCTGACAACACTCCTACTTACATCCTGCAGGATTATAAGATCGGCAGTAAGCGTCTGGACAGAATTTATGCCAAACTGGATCCCGACATCACCGCTGGTGAGTCTGGTCCTCAGGAGAAGTCTGCTCAGATGTTCCCCTCTGGTTTTGACACCTACACAGTGAGCACTCTGTCCACCGCCACACAGTCGGTGCAGAATGCCCAGGGCGAGACGATCACCTATCGTGCCACTATCTTCACCTGTCCTGAGTCACACGGTCTCTATACAGGCACCCCAGTGCGCCTGGTGCCCATTAGAACCAATTCTAGCGTCTCTGACGAACTGGTTAGACTGCCTAAGGGTCTGGAACCCAATACGATCTACTACATCATCGCTCCTGGTCGCCACACAGCACCAGTTCCTCCCGATCAGACCTTCCCGACAGAAGACCTGAACACCTTCCTGCTGGCAGCATCCGAGGATGACGCTGCTGCTGGTAACGCAATTCACATTCCTGAGGCACTGAACTCTGGTGTTCAAATTGAGATGTATCAGTACATCTTTGATGTGAACCCGACTCCTTTCAAGTACAAAGTTACTGTTGCTGATCCTGCAACTAACGAGTTTACCCTGGAGTCTGCACACGTTTTTGATAAGGGTTTTGCTACCAAGGCAGCAACTCCTGTCTTCTTCCGTGCTAAGCCTGGTTCGCAACTGCCTGGTGGTATTGATGCGAACAAGATGTATTATGCCATCTACGATAATACTGGTGGCAACATTAATAAGTTTAAGGTTGCGGAAACTGCAGCACTTGCTATTCAGGGTGGTGGTATTCCTTATTCCTTCACTTCCAGCGGTACTGTTGGTGTGAATGGTCAGGATGAGATCTATGTATTCTCCTGCAATACTAGACATCCCCTGAGATATGACCCCGAGATGACTGCATCTCCTGGTCGTAATGGTCTGTGGTATCTGAACGTTCTTAATACTACACAGCAACCTAACACAATCTTTACTCGTGTTTCTACACTTGATGAGTATGTCAACGAAGAAGTCATCACAACTTCCAACACCTACATCAAGCGTGTCAACGATCGCCGTAGGGAAGATGATCGTATCTACAGATTCAGATACGTTGTTCCTAAGGAAATCGACAACGTGCGAGAGCCGCTGCTCGGTTATGTCCTTAAGGTCAGAACTGACGAAAATAGAAGACTGAGACCCCAGAGAGTTGTTCTGGAAGCTGTTGACGGCACTCCTGATCTTCCTGTATTCTATGGCGAAAGTCCTACTATTGACCCTAATGGGGATAACTTAGAAATTCAGAATGACTATAACTATGATCCTTATCTGACTGGCAATAGTAAGTCTCTGGTTTCCGACTGTGGCATCAAATTTACTATTGAGTCTGCTAGAGAGAAGCAAATTAATGGTGCTAATCGTATTGAACTGACAGTCTTCGATCACACTATTAACACTAGTGTTGCTGCTGGTACAGCTCTGTCATCTGGTACAATCCTGACTGAAGTTAGACTGAACAGTGTTGCTGGTTCTGGATTCACTCTGGGTCTGTCTGTTGCTTGGTCTGGTTTCTCTGATAGTAGTGAAATTAGCGGTAGACTGCCTGTTGTTCATAAGGTTTATGTTGAGGGTGGCGTTACCCGTCTGATTCTGCGTAGTGATTTCTCTCTGCTGCAGTATCTCAAGTTCGATTCTGGTACTGCAACTATTCTTGCTAGCGGCGGTGCAACTGGTATCCTGGCAGAGAAACCCAATGGCGGTCGTGACGACTTTACCGATTATGCTCAGGATCTGGGTAGACAGTATGTTATTCGTAATGCCCCTGTTTACACTCTGACCCCTGGTGATTTTGTTCGTGACGAAGCTGATGGTAACCAGAAAGATTATAAGATCGTCAGTGTCGAAGATCTCGATGAGATTGAGAACACTTTCTATGTGTATCGTGTTAAGACTCTGCGTCGCAGAATCTACAACCAGCAGGATGGTATTTACTATCTGACTTGTCTGCGTGGTGACTTCTCTCCATCTGTTTCCGAGTTCAATAGCTTCAAGTTTGGTCATCCTACCGAAAGACTGTATCCTGAACTCTTTGCTGACGATCCACTGTGGTTTGACCCCGATGGTGATGGATCGCAAGTTAAAGACGCTCCTTCTACCATCTCCGTTGCTGACAACTATGTCCACGGTCTTGTCGTTGCAAATGACAACAAGAACAGCATTACTAGAGAAGCAGTTGCTAACTTCCTGGAGAATATTGGTAGAGATTCTATTATTACTCTGGAAGCACAAGATGGTAAAGCTGTTGCCTCTCGTGAAGATCGTTTGATCGGTATTGAAGGTAATAGCACTGCTATTGCTGATCGCCGTATCTACGTTGAGTTGCGTCGTCCTTCTCAGGCACGTTCTGGTAACCACACCTTTGAATACACTGGTTTCGGTCCTGGTAACTATTCTACTGCATTCCCCTCTAGACAGGAGTATGTGCTCTCTGATGATGAAGTCCTGTTCTCTCAGGCGAAGCGTCAAGACGGTGGTGTGGTCTTCTACTCTGGTCTGAACGCTAATGGTGACCTGTTTGTGGGTAACCAGCGTATCAACGCTATCTCTGGTGAAGAAACTAAGATTGATGATTCGATCCTGAGAGTTGCTGGTGAGAACGTTGACGAAGAGTCGAACACCAATGACATCACAGTTGATACTCTGACTGTCAATAATAAAGTCAAGTTTGACCTGATTAATGACTTCCAGATCTCTGCACCTGGCGGTACATTCTTCTCCACCCCTGTTACGATTGAGGTGGGTGATCAGTTTGCTAACAGCAGCGATGATCCTGGTTCTCTGACAATCAAGTCTGTTGCTAACACTGGTATTTCTAGTGTTGACCCTGCACTGGTTGAGACTGATATGGTCTTCAACCCTCCCTTCAAACCGAATACTATTCAGTTTGCTGTTTGGGAACTCAATCCTAGAAACGTTTCTTCTGGTCTTACCTATTCGATTAAAGCATCTAAGGACAAGACAGTTCCTGCTTCTGAAAGCTTTAAGCAAGAAGGTACAATTGAATTCCGTGGTACTGAAACAGTTGGTGAAGCACATAGAATTGCTAACATCAACTACAACACCACGCTGGGTTGGATCTGGTGTCAGATTGGCGGTTTCCAACAGGGTGAAACTCCTTCTTATGGATGGAGAGAGTGGGGTCTGATTGGTGCTGATGCACTGACTACATACACCACTGGTGCTGGTTCTACTTCGACTGCTACAGGTAGCGATATGCGCCTGGGTGTCAACCTGAAGAACACTCGCGTTACCAACGGTAGTGTGGTTCCTCAGCAAACTCTGGACGTTGAGGGTTCTGGTATCTTCCGCAACTCTCTGTGGGTTGGTGGTGATAACTTGAACCCCGCAGGTATTCACGCTTTCCGTGTCTTCGATGACGACGGCAACGGTGTGGGTCGTGTTTCTATCAACACTGGTGATACTACCGAGGTTCAAGCGAATGTCGGTCTCTGGGTTGGTGGTGATGTTGTGGTTCGTGCTGCGAATGCTGGCACTGGCGAGGTTGAGTCTGTTGGCGGTGGTCAAACTGATGGCAACTTGACAATTGACGGCACACTGACAGCTCTTAGCAATGGTTCTCACGAACTGGTTGGTGACCTGACTGTTACTAAGGATCTGTATGTCCGTGGCGGTAACGCTAAGATGTATCGTCTTGATAGCGATACTACTACAGATAACCTGCGCATTGATATCAAGCAAGATGATCTAGATCGCGCTAACAACTATGCTACCTTCCAAGGTCAGAACTTGGTTGTTGGTGATGCAGAATGGAGCAATGATCATTTTGATGATGCTTCTACTGCGAAGCTTGTAATCAAAGCAGATGGTTCCGCTCGTATCGGTGATGCTGATGGCGGTATCCAGATGGATCTCAACAGTAATGTGTCTATCGGTGAGGCAACTCCTGATGCTACACAAAGACTGTGGGTTAATGGTTCTACCAAGATCGAAATCAGCTCCACTGAGCAAATCACTGTCTTTGATGGCACAGATCTGCGTCTTAAGATGGTGCCTACTGGTCAGATTGACTTTGTTGGTGATGGTACTGAATCTGATCCTAACTCCAGAATGCACTCTACTGGTGCTCTGACTCTGGGTGATGATTTTACTGTCCGTAAGACAGATATCAATGCAGATATCACCTTCTTGATTGATTCTGCTACAGGTAATACCACCATCGGTAATGATGCTGATGATAGTGGTACTCTGAGAGTCCACAGTACTGCACAATCTAATGATAATGACAGCGGTGCTGTTGTTGTTGACGGTGGAGTTGGTATTGCTAAGAATGTCAATCTTGGCGGTAATCTCGATGCTGATGGTAACATCACTGCAAATGGCGGTGGTCTAGATATTAATAATAATGGCACCAACAACTTCAAGGTTGCTAGCGATGGTACCATTGATGTTAACCAAGTTACTGGTTACTTTACACCTACTGCTGGTCGTCGTTGGGATGAAGTTAGCGCTAACTCCAACCTGGAAGCAAACGTTAACTACTATGTGACTACATTTGGTGGTGCTAGTATCACCCTAACACTTCCTGCTACTGCGCAGAAGGGCGATCAGATTCGTGTTCTTGACGTGACTGATGCTCTGACTTATAATAAGTCCATCATTATTTCTGCTGGCGTTCCTGTTCAGGGCGCTTCGGACGGTCAGTTAGTGATCCAGACTCCTGGCGCTGGTTTTGGTCTTCTTTATATCAATGCACTTATCGGTTGGCGTTTAATTGAACTCTAATGGGAAAAAATCTAGCAGAAGTTCGCGGATTTAAAAATGCCGCGATTGGTACAATTATGGCGTGGACTGGGGGGAATGGCGACGTTCCCCACGGATGGATAGAATGTGATGGTGGTACGTATAGTAATGATCAATATCCTCTGTTAAAAGAGGTTATTGGATACACGTATGGTGGATCTGATGCATCTAGTACATTTTCAGTTCCTAGCTTGAATAATGGTAAGGTGCCTTTTCATAAAGGAGGAACCTATAGCGGAACTGGTGGTACCAATAGTGGTAATGTTGGTTTGTATGCTGCCTGGAACGTAGACGGTAAACCAAACAAAACAATCACATACGGTCAGTCGGCGTTCAGCAGCAGCTCTATGTGGTCTAAAACTGCATATGTGCAACCTAGGGTTATGTCCTTGGAGAATATGCCAGCACACGGACATAACGTTATCGTTAATAATGTTAATTCCCAGCACGGTGGTACTCCTAGTGCTGAAGAAGGTGGTACAAAATTTCAAACTGCTCGTACTGGTTTGAATACTGATGGTTTTCTAAGATATACTCCTAGAGTTGGTTGTCCTAACGATGATCAAAACAATCGATTTAGCGTTCCTTCTGGTGCACATAACCACAGCTCTATCTCATACTCTATGTCTGCTGGATCTTTAGGAGTTCCTCAATATTCTAACAATTATAATAGCGACAATATCTCCCTAAATAATAATCCAGGCTTAGGAAGTGCTGGTTTGGACTTTACTCCTCCTTATCAAACTGCGATATACATCATCAAAGCATTCTAATGGCAAAAGTATATTCTAAAGTTAAAGGTGCTCAAGGTGTTGCCCCAGGGGTTATTGTCCCTTTTTCTAGAGAATGTCAGACTGATAATGAGCGAGAGGAAAGAGTTCCTGGTGGTTATTTGAGATGTGACGGTAGAGTTTACCAAGCAAGAGATTATCCTTCTCTCGCGAGAGTTATTGGCGTTGGTTCTACTGGTGGTGGATCTGTTGGTGGATGTAAATTTCCTCCTGGTCTTTCTGGTACTACATTATTAAATCCTTCTTTTGATGCCGATGGTAATTTTACTGGAGGTACATTTGCAGTCCCTAATTTAGGATGTAAAGTTTTAGTTCCCAGTAGTATTGCTGGTCAACAGTTTGTTGGCAACACGAGGATGTCTGGATCTGGAATTTATGAGAGAGCTGGTATTGGATATCGTGCAATTATTCAATCAGTAGCGAATAGTTCTTTTAATGGTTCAATTAATGAATCATCATACACCTCATCTATGAGTGGTACTCCATCGTTATCTGTTAGCGGTCAAACATTGAGTACAGCATCATTATCTCAATCTAATATTGCTGCTCACGACCACAATTTTTCGTGGAGAGAATCTGATGTTAGAGAAGTTGGTGTTGATACAAATCTCCAAGATAATGTAAAAATCGATCTTAGTGGTGTTTTGGTTGAAACTTTTCCTATTGAACACAATGGAGCAGACGTTGTTCATAACCACACGCTTTCAGGATCTGGAATTTCCCAAAATCTGAGTTTTACTAGAGATCCTGTAACGATTTCTTTTGCTGGATCTACTGCACAAGCAAACGTGCTTGCGGATTCTAGAGAAAGTCTAGATCACGTAACAACACCCTATATGATCGTCGAGTATATTATTAAATTCTAATGTCTAAGTATTACTCACAAACTAATCCCCAGTGGACGGGAGTTCAGGTCGGCACCATTGCTATGATGCCGAAAGATTCTGGTGGAAACTATTATGCTCCTCCTGGTTGGCAAGAATGTAACGGCAGAAGCTTGAATCCTAACGAATTTCTTGCACTGTATCAAATTATTGGTAATACTTACGGGGGTAATGCTGGAACAGAGAGTGCATACCCAAATATTACAGGAGCATTTAATGTTCCTGATTTAAGAGATAGAAGAGCTATTGGTACTGGTAGACTCAGACCAGAAGATGCATCTTCTCCTGATTTATCTACAGCACACGATTCTGGAGATTCTGACACTTGTGGCACAAAAGGTGGTCAGAATGTCTTGAGAATTCCTGACGTTCAATCAAGAGTTCAAGTTGTTGGCAATCCTACAATTAACTATAACACTAGTAGAACAGGACAATCTTCGGTTAGATTGAGCGGTGGCAATGTCAGTGTTAATTCTGGTGCTTTGTCTAATCACACTGCTAGTCAGGCACCAAGTCATAATCACGGTCAAGCAAAAAGTACTCGTGCTAAGCCTGGTGGCAATACTGATGTTGACAGAACAGATCCTGGTTCTGGTGATACTGGATGGAAATATAATCCCAGTGGTGGTCCTTCTTATGGTCCTTGGCCAACTCAACTTGGCAATTCGCAACCTCACTCCCATTGGATTTCATTTAAAACTAGTATTACAGGTACTGTTTCGTACCATAGAGGGTGGGGTGATTCTATTGGCAATCGAGGACAGAACTCTCACTTAGGAGCACCAAGTGCTGCACTTGGTTTTAATGGTTGGTACGAACAATATTGTTTGTATGCCAATAATCAAAATGAAGGTAATATCAGTATTAATAATGGCGCTTGTACTATTTCCCCATCGCATAATCAATTAGCAGGTAACCTACCACAACAAAGTGTTGACGCAACTCAGTGTGCTTTTCAGGTTGGTGTCACGATTGGTTTAGACAATGATCCAGAAATCAAACCTACTTATCAAGAAACCGCTTATATGATTTTCTTGGGTGTGAGCAGCACAGCTTATACTGCTCCACCTCCTCCTGTTGACACTGGTGATAACATTCCCGATGCATTTGGTCCTTTCAACGTTCAAACCGCATCAGAATCTGGCACTCAAAGTGTAAGCTTCACGATAACTGGTTGTGATGCTGTTTATGATTTTACAGTTATCGTAGAAAAGACAGGTGGCGCAGATGTTGGATCTACACCTATCAATCTGGGCGGTACTGGAACCAATACCAAATCTGGATATAGAGTTGGTGATAATGTTTCTATGGTTCTTGAGGGACCTGCTAGCGGTGGTACCACTGCTGAGTATTCAATCAAGATGTATAATGGAGCATTACTGGTCCAAACTGGATATGCAAACGTTACTTATGCAGCAGCTCCCACTATCTCTTTCTCTGCTCAACCCGATTTCGTTGAGAGTGGAGACCCTTCGAACCTTACATTTGTCTCACTAGGAGCTACTTCTGTTGTAAGTAGCAACTTTGGTGCGACAAATCCTACTGGGCAAACTATCGAAGTATCACCCACATCTACTACCACGTATACAATCACACTTTCTAATGCTTTTGGGTCATCTACTGCAAATACAGAAGTTGTTGTTGATGTTCCTGCGGCACCTGTTATCAATTTGAGTGTTACTCCTAGCACGATTACTGAAGGGCAAACTGCTAATGTCACATATAGTTCTTATAACGCCACTACATTTGTGACATCTAACATCCCTGGAGTCAGTAGTCCTACATATGGAACTGCTGATGTTACTCCCACTGTAACTACAACTTATAGTGTCGAGTTGAGTAATGCTTATGGATCAACTACGGAATCTGTGGTATTGACTGTTGAACCAGTGCCTCTTCCGACTATTGACTTCTCTCTATCTGGATCTCTTAGTGTTAATGTTGGAGAGAGTACACCTCTTAAACCTCGTGTGACTGGTGCAACTAGCATTGTTTATAGTTCTTCTCCTGCAGATTCTGGATGGGATGGTTTAACTAGTTTGACTGGTGCGGATTACTTTGTAACACCAACGGCAACTGCAGTTTATACAGTTGCAGCAACTAACAGTAGTGGTACCACTACAGAGAGTGTAACAGTTTCTGTGACGCAGCTGCCTACAGTTACTATCACTTCTAATCCCTCTGTGTTGGAGATTGGTAGTGGTGCGACAAACCCCGTCTCTCAGTCTACAATTACTTGGAGTAGTACAGACGCAACAACTGTTGTTTCTTCTACCTTCGGTGCAAGCGCTGTTAGTGGATCTACTACAGTTTCGCCAACAGAGACGACAGACTATACTATAGTTGTTTCTGGTCCTGCTGGGCAGGGTCAAGGTACTACTACCGTTACTGTGAATTGTACTTCTGGTACTGGCACTACATCAGCTGGATATGCAAATACAGTTTATGGTTATCTTAAGATGAATGATGGCACATTAATATACCAAACCTACTATGTGACTAGCACAATTTCTTCCTGGCATACACAAATTGCTAAGGGAACCACAACATATCTGCAAGTCTTTAACCAAATTCTGACATCTTATGCTAATATACTAGACAGAAAACCAGAGGATTCTTCGTTTGATTATTGGGTTAACCAATTTGTTAACGATAGCATTGTGACTTTATCTGATTTGAACCAATCAATTTCTGATAACGCCAATGGTATTGGAGTTGGTGCCAGTAATGAACTCGCTCTGAGAGCACCCTACGGTGGTCTCGAAGGCAATTATAACGAGTGTGGAGTTGCTATTTTCCCTTGATTTATGACTGAACAATTACTTCCTATTCGTCCTCTTGAGCTAATGCTCAATGAGGACTTGACTAAAGTTGAATTTAATGACCATATTGGCATATGGGAAAACTTTATGCCAGAGAGTCAATGTAAAAAATTCATTGACTGGTATAATACGTTTGGTGAAGTTGCTTCGGTAAAGAGTAACTTTGATGAGACTCCTGGTGATGGAAGATTTCAATTTCCAAATCGTGCATTGGGAAGATCTGACAAGCAAATTTTGGTCAATCATAATAATCACGAATTATCCCAATCTTGCAATCAACATATTCACTCTTGCTTAGATCATTATATCTTCCAGTATGGTCAGCTTTCTGGGCAGGATATGATGAGTACTTGCATTAAGTTTCAACATACTCCTGCTGGTGGTGGATATCATCAGTGGCATTACGAAGCAATGGGATTAGATCATTCTGCTAGAGTACTCGTCTGGGCAGTATATCTCAATGAAGATTTTGAAGGTGGAGAAACAGAATTTTTAGATCAAAAGCGTCGTATTAAACCTACTACAGGGACTGTTATAATTTGGCCAGCTGGATATACTCATACCCACAAAGGAAACACAGTTCTTAGTGGGGATAAATATATCTTGACTGGATGGTATCTTCTCAATAATTAAAATGGCTGTCGATTTTAGCAAAGCGGACCTAGTTATTTGTGTTGGTAATAAAACCGTTGGTGGTTTTTTTGCTGAAGCAAATGGCATTTTGTCCAAGACACTAAGCGAAGAAGAGTGGAATAGCACCGTTATTCCTTTGATCACTGGTGTTTGGCATATTGAAGGTATAGATAATCTGGACTGGTTCTATTACTGGAAATCGGTACACGATGGCGATGGTTTGCAAACAGAAACTTTTTATCTGACCGAAAAAACAGATCTGACCGAAGATATTCCTAAGAACTACAATGAGACTCCTAAGAGCGGTGGTCCTAGTGTAGAGGAGGCAAAACTAGTTTATAATGCATTGGTACCTACGCTGAATACTGTTCTTGCAGAGTGGAGAGAACAGCAAGCAGCGTTAGCAGCAATGGTTGGTGAACAGTCGCAGTGGTTGCCTCGTACCGATATTCCTGTTAATATGTCTACATTGAAGTATTCCAGAGACCAAAGACTCATTGCGTGTGACTGGACTCAGCTTCCAGATTCTCCGATTAGTGACGAATTAAAAGCAGCATATGCAACATATCGTCAAGAACTAAGAGATCTTCCTTCTCTTCAAACAGATCCTTACGATCCTTCTCAATTCACTGGATGGCCAACTGAACCTAGGTAATTATGTTTTATCGTTATGAATTCTTGAGCAGCGTAAAGTTAAATCATATCAATAACTTCTACGATTTCTGCGATTGGGTTGATGGATCTAGAACAGGATCTGAAAACAAAAAGTTGAAGAACAACTGGGAGATGGATCTGCCCAATACACACAGCGCCTGGAAAATAATCGAGGAAGATTGGCGTACTAATGTGACTATTGGGCATTTCTTGACTCCTATCAAGAATACTTTACCGTTGTTTGTTAAGTATGAACCTGGATGCCTTTACGATTGGCATTGTGATAATACTTTAATGGGTGAGAATGAGGATGTCCGATCTGATGTTAGCACCACAGTTTTCTTGAACAATCCCGATGAGTATGAGGGGGGAGAACTAGAGATAGAAATTGGCACACAAACTTTTGATGTTAAATTGCCAGCTGGTTGGGCGTTCAGTTATCCCACTGGCACCAGACACAGAGTCAGAGAGATTACATCTGGTGTTAGAAAAGCTGCTATTATATGGTCTCAGTCATTGTTTCGAAACTCAGTTGATAGAGAAGCATATGGAAGGAATCGTAAACTGTCTGCGGACCTATCAAAATGTGTTCCGAAAGAGCGTATTTCGCCTGCAGGAGATATGTGGCACATACAACAGGCAATAGATGATCAGCAAATGTACTTGTTGAGAAGTAAAGCAGAACTTTGATCTGATAAATAACCTTCAGGGAAAGTACTGTATTCGTTTCGGGTAATGAGCAATAGAATTATTGCAAGAATTTCTAAGGAAAATCAAGCAGGCGCTGTTATCGAGAGAGCAAAGCAACGCTTTACATCTCTGAAGAAGACTCAAGATCTGTCTAGACTAAAGACAGTGTTTCTTGATTTCGATTCTAAAGATGATAACTTCATCAATATTCTGAAGGGAGATGATTTCCCTGAGGTTATTGCTGCTATCTGGGATAGAGAAACTTTTATCGGCGGAGTTGAAACTGCTGATGTTTCTCTTGCTCCAGAAGAAGACTTTGTTCTGAGTGCTAATAGTCAGACTAGAAGAGATGTTGTTTCTCCTCTGACTACTAGCACAGATGAACTTGATAATCTCGCAAGACAAATTAGACCTCAAGAATACGGCAACGTAATTCCTTATTCTGTTGGTGCTGGTACTACGTATTCTGTTACCGCTACAGTTGTCAATACCAGTGCTGGTCCAAAGATTTATTTCAATGGCGTCTACGAAGCTCCTGACCTGACTTTCCTGTTCCCAGGAATGGAGTTGATCATCAACGTTTCTGATAATACCAACTTTGGTTATACAATTGCTTTCTCCGAAACCCCTGATGGTACACACAACGATGGAACTGAGTACGTTGTAGGTGTCTCTAGAACATCCACTCCTGGTACCATTGGTGCGGAAGTTAGACTGTCGATTAGTCAGACAACTCCACAACAGCTTTACATTTATGCAAAAGAAACTTCAAGAGCTGGTATCCGTGGCAGTGGATTTGTTAATGCCTCTGATTCCTCTAAGGTTGCAATGTTTAGCAAGTGGTACCTTGCTCGTATCACTCAACAGCAAAATGGTCTGAACTACGGTCTGTACTCTTACACTGAGCACGGTGATGGGGTAGACGTTTACATTATGGATACGGGCATTCGTGGAGCATCGCGTCCCAGCAGCCCTACTGGTGCCAACTTACACCCCGAATTATTCCACCCAGACTTTGCTGATGATTACAATGATGTAGGTAATCAATCAATATACAGAGTTTATGAAGTGCCTGGATTTAATTCTGGGTATACAGTTAACGGTGAAGCAAATTCTAACGAAGATGATAATGGTCACGGTACCGAGTGTGCTATTCTCATCGGTGGTTTGCAGCACGGGATGGCGCGTAAAGTAAGATTTTATGCTCTGAAAGTTCAAGCTAGCAATGGCAGTGGATATTTGTCCGACTATGTGAATGGTCTGCTGGCAATTATTAACCACAATGATCCTTCTCATCCCAATTGGAAAGGTAATTCTCGTCCTGCAATTATTAATGCTTCGGTTGGCGTCAATGTTCCTTCGGAAGTATATCGTTACGTTCCTCAGAACGAACCTGGATTCGATAGCGGTGCATATGAAGCAGACACCGCAATGGATGACTATGAGAACTTCTGTGTAGATAACGGTATTGTCTTTGTCCGCTCTGCTGGTAACGGTTTTGGTTATAACATTCAGTACGGTGGTTTCCAGGCTAAGTTTAACCCTGGTCCTCGTACTGCTGGTCCTCAGGATTACAGATATAATATGGAGGGGATTGGCGACAAGATTTCTGTCGGTGCCACAGCTTTCAACAATACATTCTCTGGATTCTCAAATTATGGTACTGGCGTAACAATTAGTGCTCCTGGTGAGTCTATCTATTGCCCTCGTTACTACTGGAATACTAACAGTGCATATAGCACAGTTACTAATGTTTACTATGGATACATCAGAGGTACTTCATTCTCTGGTCCTCTAACTGCAGGTGTTATCGCCCAGTACCTAGGCAAAAAAGGATATCAAAATAGAACGACTTACGAAGGTAAATCTGTTCCCAAACTTGCTAAAGAATGGCTTCGTAGAAATATTGACTGGGATTACGAAAGAGAGCAGTCAGCTGTTGGCGAAGAATATGGTGGCGGTAGCGTCAATGTGTATCCTACCAATGATATTGATGAAATCACTCTCGATGGTATTAACACATATGTGAGTGTTGGTGCTGGTACCAATGAAATCTCTATTACCTTAGGTAGTGAGTATTCTAGATTTAATCCTGCACTCGGAGATTATATTCAATTCCGTATTCCCGAAGCAATTCCTGCTACTGATATTATTACTGATGTTTGGGTTAGCAGTGATGGATCTCCCACCGCAGCATATTATAAATCTGGTGGTCAACTGAATGTTGTTACAGATAATGATCCCTCTCCTGGTCTTGCTGGAGTATTCCCCTCTGGTGGTACTACTGGTTATGTTTCTACTTTGTCTATCCAGAATCAAGGTTCTGGTTATACATTAACACCAACAGTTTCCTTCAGTGGTGGTGGCGGTAATGGCGCTGCAGCAACCGCTGGTATTACACTGACTGGTGGTAATATCACCAGCATTAATGTCGATCAGTCTGGTTCTGGTTATACCTCAGCACCAACTGTTGTCATTCAAGGTGATGGTCAAGATGCAACTGCAGAAGCTACTATTGCTTTGACTGGTGGTGGTGTTGAGAGCGTCACAGTTACTAATGGTGGTTCTGGTTACAACCCGTTGAATCTGCCTGCCATCACATTTACTGGTGGCGGTGGTTCTAATGCTACTGCAGTAGCTACAGTTGTTGATGGTATTATTACTGCTATTACTATTCAGAATCCTGGTTCTGGATATTCTAGTGCTCCTACAGTTGGTATTGCAGTTTCTGCTCCTCCCAACCAAGGCACCACTATTCATACTCCCGATAGCAGCTTTGTTAGTGGTGGTGGATCCACAACCTCTGCATCTCTTAACCAAACAACTAGATTGTTGACGGTTGTTGCTGACAACTTACCTCAACCTTCTCTCTACGGTTCATTCCCTAACGCAAATAATGGTAACGCGATTACGGGTCAATCTTACAACCATACTTTTGTCTACCGTGGTGGTAGAAACATTAGCGATGAGACACCTACCAATACTACAGACGCAGCTTCTGTCGGTATTGCACTGAATGGTGTTCAACTACGCCATTATTCGCACGGTTTGAATGTTGATCTGCCTAATGGAACTGGTTGTCCCGATGGTTATACCTTTAACAAGGTCTTTAATTCCACTGCATTTGGTACCGATAATGGTGGTGGAACAGTCGATAACTCTGGTGTTTACCATTATTTCACTGGCAACTTCTTTATTAATAGCTGGAAAGGATCTACGACGACATATACAGTCACAGTTGCTAATCCTGGTACTGGTAACAAGTACTATCTGAATGGTGGATTGACACCTAATCTTATTCTTACCGAAGGCAATACGTATTACTTTGATCAGAGTGATTCTTCGAACACTGGTTTCCCGTTCAGACTTTCTGCAACACAAGATGGTGTTCATACACAGGGCGGTGTAGTTTATACTATTGGTATCAGATACCAGGGCACTCCTGGCGATGGTCAATCTGGCACTGGTTTGTATATTCAGGTTCAACCTTCCAGTCCTAACCTTTTCTACTATTGTTCTCTTTACCCTGGTTACGGTAATGCAGCTTCTGTTACTACAGTTGCTAATAATGCTGCTCTGCCTTCTCATACAACCACTGACGTTATCAATGCAACCCATCACTCTCCGATTATCGGATATGCGTATGATGGTTATCCGATCTATGGTCCTATCGGATATGATAGTCCTGGATCTCCGACCACGCTTGCAAGAATGCAATCTTCTTATAGTCTGAAGACACAGCGTGATGGTGAGCAGTATGCTGGTTCTACCTACACTTGGAGTGTTTCAGCTGACGATAATTTAGATTTCGACTTCACTGGTGAATCTACTGGTTCTGACGTTTCGATCACTGCCAACGTTGGCGACAACCTTGTGTTTAACGTCAATGCTCAGTATACAACTGGTGGCGGTGGCGGTAGCACACCGAATACCTATAACTTAGTTGTTACTGCATCTAGTTTCTCTGATTATACAGTCTCTGGTTCTGATAGAACTGGTAATATTAATGGACTGGATCCTGCCTTAACATTCTACGAAGGTGATACAATTAATTTCACGGTTTCTGCTACCAATCACCCATTCTATTTGAAGACAGTTCAGGGTGCTGGTACAGGTAATCAAATCTCTGGTGTTACCAATCAAGGTACAACTAGCGGAACTGTTTCTTGGACTCCTGGTTCTGGTACTGCTGGAACTTATTACTATCAGTGCGGTAACCACCAGGATATGTGGGGCACAATCACGATTCAATCTGCTGGTGGTGGTGGCGGAGAAACTATTACCCATCCTTTCTGGATTCAGACAGTTCCTGCTCCTTACAACCCCACTCAGGTTGTTGGTAGTGTGACAAACAACGGTACTTTCAATGGTACTATTCTTTGGAGTACAACCACTGCGTCTCCTGGAACATATTACTATGTTTGCGAAAACCACCAGGATATGACAGGTACGATTACCTTAACAGAGCCTGTGGGTTATGCACCTTCTACAACTGCATATCCTCTTGGTTCTTTTGTTGAGGACTATGAGTATAATGGAAGTGGTCACCTTGACCGTCGTAATGGTAGATTCTGCATTACTCCTGACTTCCCAGGTGGTACATATGCATACTTTATGACATTTGATGCATCTGCCAACCCTGCATTCCCCTATATTCTGGGTGATCGATACTATGGTGAGGCGATTGTTGAAGGAGTAAGTGCTCCTCAAAACCCACTATTTGAGCAACCCGCTTCTGCTAGTTGTTCGATTGGTACACAAATCGGTGTTGTGGATAGCATCACTGTGACTGATCCTGGTGTGGGTTATACATATGCAAATATCTCATTCACTGGTGGCGGTGGTGTCGGTGCTGCAGCATCTGCTAATATCTCCGTTCTCGATGGTTATGTTTCTAGTGTGACAATAGTTGAGCAAGGTACAGATTACGTTACTGCTCCTGCTGTTACTATTTCACCTCCGAACGTTAGTGGTGGTGTTCAGGCAACTGCTGTTGCGTCTATTGCAATTACTGCAGGTAACCCGAACAGTATTGCGAAGCAAAGCTTCAACCAAGACTTTAACTGGAGAGGTGGTACTAACTACCGCACAACTAATCCTGTTAACAAACCTCTGCGTAGTGTGGATCCTTTTGGTCTGACTACAACAGGTGCATTTATTTACCACTATTCTTTTGAGGGTGGTCCTGTTCCTGGTTGGACTTATAACACGGTGACCAATGGTAACCTTGTGGGTGAAGATGCTTATGGTGGTTATCCCAATAGCAACAACGTTTATGGATATAACTCCAGTAAACTGTTGAATGCATATGGTTCTACTGCAATTGCAGATTCTAACTATCTGTCTAGTTCTTATTACGATCTTGGTTTCCGTACAGTTAATTACACGGTTACAGTTGCCGCTAAGTCTGTACTCAATCCTTACTATCAGGTTGGTGGCAATGAAGCTTATGTGATTCAAGGTGACGACTTTACAGTTGGTGTTGAGTCTCCTGAGCTTGCATTTACTAGAGGTAATACTTACATCTTCAATCAGACTGATTCTAGTAATGACGGTCATCCGATGTACTTCTCTTCTACAGACGATGGCATTTGGAATGGTGGTGTTCGTTATGGTGTTGGCATCACCTATCGATTAGATGGTGCTGCAGTTGATGCTGTTACATATACAAATAACTTCAATTCTGCAACTACTCGTACTATTGCCATTGTCGTTGCTCAGACTGCACCAAATCAGTTGTATTATGTCTGTGTGAACCATCAGAGAATGGGTAATGGTATTGATGTCAACAGCAACGTTCAAGGCGATTATAAGCGCCACCCAGACGGTCACTCTAAGATCCTTGGTATGTCATTTGATGGATATCCCATCTATGGTCCTTATGGTTATTCTGATCGTGACGATGAGAATAGCACGGTCATTCGTATGAAGCCTGCATACCTGCCTAAACTGGAGAATAGAATTCCAGATATGTTTGCTTCACGTCCTGATGAAGGCACATATCCGATTGGATCTTTTGTCGAAGACTTTGAATTCCAAGGTGGCGTTGATGAAGATAACATAACAGACGTTACATTCATTGTTCAGGCAGCTGCTGCTACAACATCTGGTAGTGGTGGTCGTTACTATATCTCTGGTGGTACATTAACTGGTTCTGCCGAAAAACCTGCGTTCAACTTCAAGAAAGGTAGAAAATATATCTTTAATCTTTCTGATGGTTCTAATGAAACGCACGCTATGTTATTCTCCACCAGTGGAGATGCACAAGCACAAGGTTGGCACGTTGCTGGTTCTACAGTTGGTGATGCAAATGCTGTCTACAGCAATGGCGTTGTCTACAAACTGGAGAATGTAGAGGTCACTTATCAAGAATATGTTGATGGGTTTGATGCTGCAACTCTAAGATCCATTGAGTACACACCCACATCTAATGCTCCTCACGTTCTGTACTACTTCTGTTACAACCACCCTAATATGGGTGAGCGTATCATTATTGGTGATGTTGATAGCAGAAATGGACGTTATTGTGTGACGCCTGATTATCCGAATGGTACCTACGCTTATTTCATCACTGAAGATATCAATGGTAACCCTGCATATCCTTATGTGCTAGGTAATCAGTTCTATTCTCAACCTGTATTCCCTGGCGATTTGGTCGCAAACAATACTGCATATGTGTATGAAATTGGTGGTATTCAGTTTAATATTCTGCAGAGATACTGGCATCAAATTACTTCTGTTGATACTCAGAACGGCAGAATTCAGATCGAACCAGATGGTGCGGCATTTACTGGTATATTCTCCGAGCAAGGTGGTAACCTTTTGAAGGTTGCTAATCTCACTGGTACACACCAACGTGCTGATGGTATTCAGCGTTGGATTAATGAAAATCCTGTTGGTAATAAACTGTACTTCCAGACAGAAGCTCAGGAAGATGCTGGTGAGGGTGAGGGTACCGAAATTATCTACCTCCCTGTTGATAAGGGTGTTGATGGTGGATTTGTTAAGGGTCTCTTCTCTCCTTATATCAATCTCTTGACAACTTGGTATACACCTCCTGGTGCTCTTGGCACTTACAATATTGGTGACACAGTTAATCTGCAACTGGGTGTTTCGTTCCTCAGAACATATGCAGCAGAAACAATTCTGGATAGAGATTATTCTCTGACTGGCGATTCTATTGCTGGCACTGGTCTGTCTTTTGATACTGAGACTGGTGTCCTGAGTGGTATCCTGATCAATAATACTACTCTTGACTTGACATTAACTGTCGAAGAGAATATTTCTGGTCAGACTCAAACCTACACCATTCAGCTGACAAACACCACCATCACGGTGCAAAATGTTTCTCTGAAGACTCCTGGAACATCCAAGACTATTGACTACAACGCTGTTACTAAGAAGAGTGGTCAACCTCACGATGATGAGATTTGGAATGAAAACCAGTGGTATGCTCGTCCATTCTCCTATAAGTCTTTTAGCGTTCTTGCTTATCAGACTGGTTATGAGAATTCTCAGTTTGAATATCTGCCTCAGTGGCAAATTTTCAAGGACAAGGGTCAGGGTACACAATGGTATAACATCAACGAGTACTCTACGGGTCCTGTGGGTCCTGGTCAGTCTTGCCAACTGGAAGATGGTGACTGGTTCGAGAACAATGTTGAAGCAAGAGACGAATTCTACTCTTACGAGGAGAAATTCGAAGATGTCACTGGTCACGAGATTGGAATCTCTTATCTTGTGTGTAACAAGTGGTGGAAGTATGACCAAGATTTCTTCCGTTGCAAGCTCCGTTATCGTTTGATCTTTAATTTGGTTGCAACTGGTAATGATTACGCTGTTGTTGTGAACCAGTCTGGTTCTACCGTGTTTGAAGTTCCCAAAGGTGCAACATATCGTTTCGATATCAGCGATTCTTCTTGGTTGGGTAAGAATTTGGAGCTTAGAGAGAGTGCAACTGGCACTGCATACACTGGAATTAACGTTAGACGTTATGGCACTCCTGGTACTGCTGGTGCTTGGGTGGATCTCATCATTAATGAGGGTCATACTGGCAGCGTTTTCTACTTCGGTCAATCTGGTGGTAGCACATTTGCATCTCAGCACTTAGACTTTACAAGTGTCTTCACTGCTCTTCTTTCTAACACTCTGCAACTAACAGTTCAGAATACTCCTACAGTTCCTGCACAGCCTCTGCTGACACTGCTCAGTGGTGCTACCGCTATCACTTCTAACACATATTCTGTGGTGACTGAGTATGGTGGTCTTACACACTTCCCCAATACACTTCCTTATCAATCTAGCAATAGATCTCCTAAGGCGGGTCGTTATCCTGTGGAACTTCTCTGTACTGACCAGAATATTGAATTCAACTGGTATCGTAAGCTCTATGATTATAATACCTCTAACGGTGTGAAATCTTATAACTGGGATACAGTTACCAACACCTACAGCACATATGTGCCTCTGGATTCTCCCCACTTTAGATCTAGAAGAGATTATGGTAATGAACTGACTAATTACCAAACTTCTTGTACTCTTGATGGTGTTAGCAACTATAGAGAAAACTATATTTCTTTCGATGAAGAGTTCCCTCTTCGTGTGAATTATGGTGGTCCGAAGATTGAGATTCCTGTTCAATCTCCTTCTTCGCTGTTACCTCCTCTTGCAAATAATGGTAGCGTGATCCGTGTTACCGATCTACCTTGTAAGGGTACACCTAAAGGTAAAAATGATCCTTACTCTTATCAGATTACAGTTGGTAATGGCAATACCATTTCCTCTGTGTCTAATGAAATTACCGTTATTCCTAATCCTCCCGAGTTAGGTATGTGGTGGTATGAGTATGATAATGGTTGGACTGGTACTGTTTCTAACGGTTATCTGCGTCACGATCAAGGTTTCGTTGATACTACCCTGACTTGCGGTGATTACTTCGGTAATGTCTACATTCGTTCTTTTGTTATTGACGTGGGTCCTGCACCTCTGAGTGCACTGCCTTATATCGATGTCAATACTATGAAAGTTCAGGATTACTATAAGGGTGCACAGAACTTTACAGTCCAGAACAACCAGTCTCAAGATGTGATCATCTCTTACACAATCGATGCTGGTCAGTTTACCTGGAGAATGCGTTTAATCAATGAATTCCCCTATATGGAGACTGTTGATGGTGGTACTAGAACTATCTACACTTTGAATAATCCTACTCACGCGAATGGTCCTACAGTTGTTAATACTGGTGACTTTACTACTTACACAGGTCAGCTCGCAACTGCAACTGGTTTACTTCGTGAGTGTCCTTTCCGTGGCGACACAAGCATCAATATGCCTGTGGACTTCTCTGTGAAGAATGACATTCAACCTGCTGTCTTCCCCGCACGTGGTACTCAAAAGGTCTATACACTGTGGGTTGAGCTGGTCGAATCTCCCTTCGATCTGGTTGATTTGATTAACCTCGTTGCTGTTGCTGATCCTTGTCAGGATCAGACATATGATTTTGCATACACCTCTAACGGTGCTTGCATCACTCCTTCTAATGATTACTTCTGTAACTTCATCAAGCCTCTGCGTGATCGCAATCACCCAGAACAACCGATCATCGGTATGGAAGGCGTGGCACAGATCAGAGTGACAGATGGTATTTCGCCAAGAACTCTGGATTTCCAAGTTCCTTCTCCTTGGCCGATTCTGTTCTCCTACTTGGGAGACTGTAACCCTACCTGCGCATAAATTATAATATAGGAAACAAGCAAAATGGCACTAATTTTCCCACCCGCTCTTGGGAGTATTCCATCGCCTGCATCTCTAACCCCTAACCTCGTTACCAGTACATTTACTGGTGAGGTTGGGGTCGGTGCTCACGATTCGACAGACTGGCAGATTGCTACGTCGAATACTTTCAGTGCAGCTTCACTAGTTTATAATCAGAATGATACTGTTAACTTAACTTCGTTTACAGTTCCTGCTAGTACTTTAACACTCAACACGATTTACTTTCTACGTGTTAGACATCGTGATGATGCGGGTGAGATTTCTAATTGGTCTCAAACTGCAGAATTTAACACTGGTTTACCTATTGGTACTCCTATTGTTAGCGTGTCTTCTCCGACACCACTGATTCCTATTATTACTTCATCTTCTTTCGTTGGTGCTAATACACACACAAGAACTGATTGGCAGATTGCTACCGATTTTCTATTTGAAAGTATTGTTGAAGAGTTAATTGATACTCCTAGTAGTCTCACGCAATATACTCCTCAAACACTCTCTTATAATACTCTGTATTATGTGAGAGTAAGATATAAAGATAATCTTGGCGTTTATTCTGAGTATAGTGCTCCCGTATCGTTCTATACCGACACTCAGATTAATGTCAATCCTAGGATCGATCGTCCTAGTATTCTCAATCCTACAGATAATGTTGTAAATGTTAGCATCACGCCTACATTTACATCGAGTGGTTTCTCTGGTGCTAATGGTGCCACACACGTGGCGTCTACGTGGGAAATTGCTACAACGCCTACATTCGGCAGCAGTAGTGGATCAGCGCCTGGAGTTTCTGGTTCTCCATCTCCACAGATTAGCAACACTAGCGGTCTAATCTATCAGTCGATTGGTGATATTAACAACAAAACTAGTATTACTATCAACTCTGGTATTTTAGAAGAAGCACGTACGTATTATGTACGTGTTAGATATGAATATGTTGATCTCCAAAGCGTTACTTGGTATTCTGAATGGTCAGAACCAATTCAATTTGGTACAGTCAATGTTCCTGGCGAAATTCAGTCTCCCTTTGTTAGCAGCGTGATTCAGTCTACTATCTATGATAGACTAGACGTAACAACATCACCGTATGTTGCTACTCAAACTGCAGCACAGACTCACGTTTATAGTGATTGGCAAGTTGCAACGGATGCTGCATTCAATAACCTCGTGATTGTTGCTACAGAGGATACCACGAACAGAACAACGTTCCCGATTCCTCTCGATTCTATTCGCCCTTCAACAAATTATTATGTTAGAGTTCGTTATTATAATGGCAGCATTTATTCTGCTTATTCCCCTGGTTTCCTCTTCCAGTCGCCTGCAACCGCAACTGGTACGCTGCAAGACTTCACACGAGTCCAGACAGATACGCTAGATGACCTGTCGGTGTCTACAAACAAGATCATTAACTTGTCTGTGACAACACCGAAACTAGCAGATAATGCTGTGACTGCAGCTAAGATTGCTATAGGTGGTATTATCGCAGGAAACCTCCAAAACGGATCTGTTACTGAACCAAAGCTCTATCAAGTTCCTGGTAGCGAAGCTGTTACTACATCTACTATTCGTAACAGTGCTGTTACTTCACCTAAAATTTCTGATGGTGCGGTGACAACTACTAAGATTGATATTAGTGGTTCTGTTGACCCTTCGACTCCTGTTGAAGGTCAAGTGTTTTATAATACATCTCAAAGCACATTTAAGACTTATAACGGTGTAAATTGGAAAGAGTCTGGTGATGCTGGTGATTATTATATTATTCGTAAACCTCAACCTGGCGATACCAATTTAACCATTGTGTATGCTGGTAGACAAACAAACATTTCTTATGATGAGTATTCTTCCCCATTAAATACTCACCAATTCTTCGCACCAAGCGGGTTGGTATTTGATATAGATACTAATGGGCATCTTGTCGTCACTGTAAGATAAATGGCAGAATTTTTCATCGACGTAGGTAAGATTAAGCTTACCTGGCAGGGAAACTGGTCAAACGCCACGGCATACGTGGTGGATGATTTAGTTTGGTATGACGACGGGAGTACCGTTAGTAGTTACATTTGTGTTGCAGATCACACAAATCAACCACCGTCTGTTACTGGTATTGTAGATACAAACTACTGGAATTTATTTGCTGGTGGTGGTCTCGCTGGTGGTCTACAACCTGGAGGTACTGCAACAAATCAAATTCAGTATAGATCTGGTTTAGCGCTAGGTGGAGAACCAGGATTTGAATATGATCCTGCAACTGACATTATGTCTGTTCCTGCTATCAGTGTAATTGGTGGCGCAGCTGGTGCACCAACGCACGACATTGACGTTGCTGGTTCTATCCACGCTAACGGATTCTATGATGGTGCCAATCAACTGACATATAATATTAGTGGTGCTCAGATTACAACTGGCACTGTTGATAATGCTAGACTGCCTTCGACTATTACCGCAACTGCTTTATCTGCTACCACGGGTTTTTCTGTAAAGACAAGTGGTATTTACTTTGACAATACCACCGATCGCGTCGGTATTGGTACTGCAGTTCCTGCAACACGTTTGGATGTGAGATCTATTGCAACACCTACAGCTGATGATATTGTTGCTAGATTTAGATCTGACCATACCAATGCATTTGGTACCTTCATCGAAGTGATGCCAAACACTGCGCAGGCACAGAAGTCTGGCATTCATCTACATAAGAACTCTTTGAGAACTGAACCAGCTACCATTTCTAATGATGGTGGTGTTCTTACTATTAGCACTGCGGATACTTTTGCTCCTACGGTTAATATAGATCTGGGTGGCATCAATAAGTTTATGTTGACTTCTGATTTATTAGAAATCAACACACCATTTAGAATTAATGGTTGCTTCGACGAAGCTGTATCCAATCTGGCAATTAATACTGGTGTAGTTGATGTTGATGCGACTGATGCTTCCGTTTTCACAATTACGAGAAGCGAAATTATTAGCGCTATGAATATTACACTACCCGCTAATGCTCGTTCCGTTTCTCTTACATTCGTTATGACATCAAATGGTAGTTACAGTGTTACTTGGCCCGCAAATACTAGGTGGGCTGGTGGTACTCCTCCTAATCTATCTTCCACTGCTGGTAGAATTGATGTAATTACATTATCAACCACTAATAATGGTATTACTTGGTTAGGTTTCGTTGGGGGGTTAGACTTTCAATGAGTCCTATTGGATTTGCAAAAGGTACTTTCTATTCTGCTGGACAAGATGGTGGCACCGCTTTGGGTCCATTGGAGTGGAATTATGCCGATGGCGCTACATTAACTGGAGGAGCGACGGGAGATGCTATCAACATTGCTATAGCATCTAATGTTGGTACATTCCGTAGAACTGGTGATTTATTGGGTGGATTAACTCTTGCAACAGTGAATAATGTATTGTATCTCTCTGGAACTCTAGCTCAATTTGGATATGCTGCGGTGCAGGTTGATGAGGGTAATACATATACCTTAAACGCATCAGACTATGGTGTAACAAAAACATTTCAAATTAGTGTTAGTGGCGAGACGAGAGAGTATAGTATGAGGCAGGTTGGTAATCTTTTGATTGCCAAACAATTTGAATCATATGGTACTCCCAATTCAACTTGGAATGGATTAGTATCTCAACAGCAAGATGCTACCCAAAATGTTGGCGCAAGTGTGAGTGGATGTAATTCCAGCACCCAAAGACTATCTAATGGTGGCGTAGCTACTGTTAATATCAATGCTACTAACTCTAATTACGGTGATCCCTGTCAGGGTACCTTTAAGAGAGTATTCACCTATTACACAATTTAATAGACCATAAATAAACAAAGAGAACAAGTACCTGAGATAGATGGCTCTCACAATCGACGTTGGTAAGATTAAAATTAAGTGGAAGGGTACCTACAATCCCGTCACTTCTTATGAAGTAGATGATGCCGTAAGTTTTTACGACGGTGCCACTACCTCTGCATATATTTGTATTCAGAACAGCACTGGTAATGCACCTGCTGCAAACAATGTGCTCGATTCGCATTGGGAATATCTAGCACGTGGTACTGAATCTGCATCTGGTGGTACTGCAGATGGTCAGATCCAATATAAAGCTGGTACTGGTTTCGCTGGAGAGACAGGATTCTCTTATGACGATACTTCTAACACTCTTACTGCTCCAAACGCTACTATCACTGGTAACCTTACGGTCCAAGGTACCACCACTACAGTAGACACCACAAATACTACGATTTCCGACAATACAATCGTTTTAAATAGTGGCGAGACAGGTGCTGGTGTTACACACTCTGATGGAGAATCTGGTATTGAGATTGAGAGAGGTAGTGAACTCAATACTAAGCTTGTTTGGAATGAAACTGCAGATTACTTTACTCACTTGCTTGGCAGTGGTCCTGCCAGAGTACACGTTTCTGCTTACTCCGAGACAGTGCAAGCAGAATCAGTTAGCGCTGGTAACGTTTCGATTGATTTAACTCAGTCTACTGTGTACACAGTTACTCTTACTGAGAATGTAAACTCCTTCAGTATTACAGGTGAGCAAGCAGGTGCATCTACCAGCTTCATTCTTGTGCTAACTCAGGATGGTGTTGGTGGTAGAACAGTTGATCTGAGTGGATTCACTGGTCGTACTGTTAAGTGGGCAGGTGGTGTGGTTCCTACTGTGTCTACTAACCCGAACGCTACAGATATTTTCCTCTTCACCACATTTAACGGCGGTACAATTTACTACGGTTTCACATCTGGTCAGGAGTTCTGATAAATGCCATTATTCGCAGCGAAAGGAATGATGTCGTCTGGTGGCGGCGGAAATTTCTACACCATTGCAGAGTCTAAGCGCACCACATTAGACAACTCCAGTTATAGACAACCAACTGGTATGTTTGATGTCGCAACTTCATCTTCTGGTGAAGTGTATACATTAAACGGCGAGAGAAATATTCTCACTGGATTATACAATGCTGTTATTGCTAAGATTGGTGCTATCGGTGCTATATCTTGGCAGTACACTCTTTCTGCTGCGAAGAATGTCTATCCTTGCGCACTAGCTTGTAACACCAACGATAATAGTATTTTCGTCTGTTTGATGGAAACTACTATTGAAAATGGTGCCAACAACTATAATATGAAGCGTTTCAACTACGCTAATACTGGTTGGAATGATTCAACAAACGATGCCGTTTACCATTTTATTAAGTTCAGTTCTTCTGGCACAAGAGTTTGGGAAAACATTTGGAACTCTTCCAATCCTATAAGTTATCCTGCAGCGATTAATAGGATTAATTCTACTGGTATTATTCAACACGCAAACGTTTTTGAAAACAGAGAAGAATCTGCTAGTAGTTTCAGAATGCACCTGACAGGTGCACCTGACCTCAAGATTACTAAAACAGCATCGCACCGAGGGCAAACGTTTAGTGGTACTGCGCCATACTTAGCAACCAATAGTGCTGTCGAAGGACCTACTAATACTCTCAACACTGATATCCACAGAACTTTAGATACAGATTTTACTGGTGAGAATTCTGTAGAAGCATATGCATTAGATGGTCCTGCATTTGGTGGTCGCCCGCAGTCAACATCTAACATTGTTATTGATTATGATAATGAGCTGTTTTATATTTTGGTAGCAGGTAATGCTACTGCTGCAGATATGTCACAGTCTCGCAGCACAATGCAAGCGATCCAAATTCCTTTCTCTGGAGTTTCGGTTCAAGCTAAAGAATTAGTTTACCCTGGTGGATGGGACCAGAACGCAAAGATTTCTCTGGATAGAGCTGGTGATCTGCTTGTTCCTTGGACTGGTACAAACAAAGAAGAAAATTATCTCGGTGCAGCTTACTCCCCGACCAATTATAATTTCTTTGATACAGGTAGTAGTGCAAACAACATCTATACTGGAAATACTGGAACATTCCTTAGAATAGATTGGAATGCTAATGATTATGACCTGACATATTACAGTAAAACTGATACTGCACCTTGTAAAATCTGTAAGGTTGAACCAGAACCTCTTGCAGAAGGTACACTTTATGAATATGTGACCAGCGCTGGTCTTACACCTACTCCTGGCGCTACACTTGGCGGTAGAACAGCAGATAGACAGAATTCTTCTGCTCTTGTTCCCCCACAAATGGGTAGATATTCTAACTTTGTGCAGCTGCACAAGAAGAACATTGCCAGCAATGCATTAGATTGGGTCAGAACGTTCTTTGCAGTTCCTAGGGCAAGCACTAGGGATATGAACAACTATTTTAATAATGGTAGTGTCAGTGATAAGATCGGTGGTGTGCACACAGCTGATATCCACGTTTCGGACAGTAAAGTATTTGCAAATGGCATCTATTATATTGGTAATGTTCTTCTCCCGAACGAGGGTCCTAATGTTGATGTGAAGAACGCTGGAGTATATGATACGACGTTATCTTACATTGGTTTTATTGCTAAAGTTAAGTTTGACGGTACAGTTGATTACATTCGTGAGATCAGAGCTCTGAAAACTATTGATAACGCGAATACTCCCACCAGCAAACCAAAGTATTTGTATGAACCTCAAGATGATGGTGGTGTGCTGTTAGATAGCATTAACTTCGATGCTTTCAATAATATGATTGTTACTGCTAGAAATGTCTCGGAGCAGTATAAAGGTACAACTGGCAATTTCATTGATAACGTTATTTTCAAATTACCCCACAATGGTGATTTGATTGGTCCTATTCTTATTGAGGATGCATACAATCAAGTCACAAAGAGATTCTCTTACACTCCTGCTTCTACCGTTAGATGTTGGGAGGAAGTGACTCGTGATACTACTATTACAAATAGTGGTAATATTGAAAGATATAAACTCTTGAGATGTTGTGCTCTTTGGAATACAGGTAGTTCTAATGTAGATCCCACTATACTTGGTGGTGTGTCTACACAGGCTGGATATAATAATTGGATGGCAGCTGGTACCAGAATGGTAACTCTGGACACAGGCACATACAGTGGTAGATTCCTGTGGCAAGCACCAACAACAGCTCTGCAACTTGATCCTACTACGAATAGACAATTCGATCGTGCTAGTCGTAGAGGTTCTTCCTCTATTTTCTTACAAACATACGAGGAAACTGATTCTGCTAGCAGAATTGAAGCAATCAAGTCCTGTCCTGGTTATGTGTATGCTAATCAAGAAGTCAATACAGATAATGCTAAGATTGACTTTGATGTTGCTAGTGCTTTGGGTGTAATTCCCAAGTCTACAGCTGAGGGTGATATTCTCGATGCTCACGAAATCGAAGGGCAAGAACATCCCAATGCACTGATTACCATCTCGCAGTATTGGGATGGCGATCTTGGATTACGTCAACAACTGTTAACACGCCATAGTCCCACTGGTGGTGTTGAAGCTCGTTTATATGATACAGGACACAATACATATCCAAAAGATGTTTGTGTTGATGAGGTTGGCAACATTTACGCAGTTGGTTGGACTGCTGATACCTTAGGTGGCAATGCATTTGGTTGTGGTTATGTTACCTGTTACGATAAAGATCTAGTTTATCAGTGGGATTATCAGTATGTGATTACCAATGCAGCTGCACTTGACGATGCTGCTCCAAACTTCCAAATTCATTGTTGCGCAGTTACTTGCGACACTGCAAATACCGCAAAACTATTTGTTGGCGGGCATTATACCCGCACACTTACAGGTACAAACACACAAGTTGGAGCAATTAGTTGCATTCCCCTCAGTCTTTCTGGCAGTGGAGCACCAACAGTTGTTGGATCATCTGTAGTCAATTCAACTATTCAAATTGGTGGAACTCAGAGTGGTAATGCTACCGATGGTATCTTTGGACTTGATGTTGTTCAGTCTGAGTCTACAGATATCTTCGTTGGATATGCTGGCACCACATATGACACTACTGGTGCAACAGTGCGTGGTATGTATGGTGTTGTGGAATATAATGCATTGACAGTTCAAGCATCTGCTGGGGATGGTTGGGCATATATTACTGGCGACGATTTGAGATTGTCGTCATTCAGCTTCTGTAAAGGTGTTGATGGTTTCATCAAAGGTACCACTTCTGATGTTGGTATGAAGTTTGCTGTTGGTGGTGATGAAACTCAGGCTGGTGATACTAATGGTGTTGTGATTATTGCCAATGTTGAAAAAAGCGGTGGAACTAAAACAACCAGTGATGCACCAGTTTCTACTACTCAGTTTATTATCAATAATGGTAATGGTGCTGATATTGTTAGAGATCTGAGATGGGGATTTGCTGAAACTCCTGGAATTCAGAAGTATACTTGGAATTCTGGTACTTCTACACGTATCGACTACAGACCCAGCGCATCGGTTGTTGACACTGATGCAATCAATACTTTCTACTCTCAGGGTTCTTATGAAGATAGATTGTATGTTGTCGCATCTGTGACAAACCAATTCTCTCAGATTGATAGCTATGTGATAGAAGTCACCTCTGCATCTCTACCTGATAGAACTGGTGGTAATTTCAGAACTCCTGATGCTGCTAACCTCACACGTGCGGGTAAGATCAGCACATCTGGCATCACTCAACCAGCTGGCGTCTGTGTGCTTGGACCTAATTACGGAACGATAATGATTTCCTCCACATCTGCCAACTCTGGTTCACCTAATGATCGTCAATTGTTGACAGCTAAAGTTCCTCTTGATATGTCTAAGAAAAATAGTGCATATACTGAGGTTGGATCGCAGTTTGTATATTGGGATGAACCCGATTTCTCCTTGAGTATCACTGCTAAATCTATATTCTCCATTGAGCTTGATCAGTTGAGTACGTTATCGTACTATGATGGATCTCGATTCTATTGGGGTATTACTGGTGCTATTCCTGGTTGGAGCACATATGCTGGCAACGCTTATTCCAATGTCGATAACGTTGGGTCTTTTGTTGTTCGTACGAAGGACTTGCAGCAGTACAAGCAGTCGTGATATAATGTGTCCGTTGTTGCAACGACTCAATGGGCGCTCACTCGATTCCCAATTTTGACCGAGATCCAGTTTTTGAACTGAATAAACCACGTGATGTGTCACTGACACTAGAAGAACGTGGTTATTTGAAGGAAATGATCCTAACATATAAGAATATGTTCAGTGAGCAAATGACTTCAATGAAGTTTGGTCGATCTACTGATATGCAGAAAGCGCAAGCTTATCGTGAGAAGCAACTATTCTATGCTTCCTGCATTATGGAGAAACTGAAACTCGCTGACAGTTATTAAACTGTCCACCACCCTCCACGAGGAGGGTGTTTTTGTGTATAATACATTCATTCGCGATGCACCTGTGACCCAAGGCACTCTTCCTCCCCGCCATACGCTCAGCGTTAAGGATGCTGCAGCGCTCGAACCATTCTATCGCGCCCAGCGCCCTCACGGTGACGTTCTGACGTG